GTAAGCTTCAAGGCATTTGAATAACTCTTCACACTGCCGTTCAAGCCGCCACCACTGGATGATGATGTCCCAACACCATAGGCAGAAACACCACCACTAGTATAGAGGTTTGCCACCTCGTTAGTCGTAGTGTTCGTAATCTTCAACGCCTTATTGGTTGCATCATACTCCATCTTTATGTTGCCGATGGAGATATACTTTCCGTTAGGCACGATGATGCTTCCATTAATATCAGAAGTACCATTAAATGAATTTCCCCAAAACTTGCGAGCATTCGTGAGCTGGAGTGCCTTCTTCGCAGAGCCATTAGTGAAGTAGCCCTGCAAGGTGGTGATATTCGTCTTATTGGTGGATATGCCCGAAGCGTTTACCCCTTCTGCTTTTTTCGCTCTTGTCACCTCATCAGAAATTGACTTATTGATTCCGTCAACAATACCGCTAAGAGTGTCTGTCTGCGCAATATTGGCGAGGAAGCTCACCACCTCGTTCCACTTATTGATAATGCCATCCGCAGTCTCCTCGTCAGTAGTCATAAGGGCGTACCAATCATAGGCACTATCCCAATGAGTTACCTTCGCAGATGAAATGCCGTCCAACACAGACTTATTGCTATGAGTATGCTTTGCTGATACCGCACCATCCCAAGCCGTCTGCTTTGTCGTTGTTGGAATTGAATATCCAGAAGCAAAAGTAACAGCAAATGTGCCGCTTGTTGTGATGGTCTTTGTTGCGCACGCCAAACCTGTAGGGAGGGTAAGAGCCACTGATGTAACAGTTCCCTTATTGGTAGTATAGCCCTTTGCATCAATCTCCGCTTTGGTATAATAGCTTGCGAGAGACTGATGAGCAGTCAGATACCCAGCATCGTTGGTAAGCTGGCTTACCTTCGTGATGCGGTCAGTGATTTCTGTCCACTTATGGGTATGCGCACTAGGTGCGAACGTTGATGGTTTACCCGTGATGTTATTCCAGGAGAGATTCAGACCACCAAGCTCTGTAGCTATATTGTCAATTCGACTGCTGAGAGCCTTGATAGCATAGGCATTCGGAATACTCGTCAAGTCTGCATCCGTATAGCTTCCTTCTAAGATTCTCGCATAGCTGATTACGCTTGCAATCAAGCCGCCACCACCCGTGGTAGATGCTCCTGCTCCGTATGCCGTGATACCACCTGTGGTATAGAAGTTAGCCGCTTCCTTTCCGGCAGCGTCCTTGGATAGTCGAAGGGCATTGTTGGCACTATCATACGATAGATAGATTCCACCAATTTTCAAGCTGCCTTCGGTTGTCACGTTACCCGATACGTCAAGATGAGTGAAAGGCTTCTGTGGGTCGATAGATAATACGTTTGCCAGCTTTGTTGTGTCGGTCGTTCCGCTCTTCCATACAGGAGCGAAGAGAGCGAGCTGTACACCAACATTATTCTTGTTGATAATGAAAGATGTCGGGTCTGCGTGCAAAGTACCGTCTGCGTCCCACCAAAGGTTGCCGTTTGCGAAATAGCCAGTTCCGTCAAAGCGTAGGAGGGACTTGGCAGCAATTTTCTTCTCTTCCTCTGTTGTCGTGGAGGCTTGCTTGTCGATAGCCTTTCCACCTAACCAAAGGGCGATGCCATTCTCCTTCGTGTCCGCTCCATTGATACCTGCGGTAACATTTCCCTTATCGTTACGTAAGGCTATCAATGTAGAGAGGATAAGACCACCCTTGACTACTGTGTCTCCATCAACAAGAGCAGCCTTGATGTATTCAAGACCTGCCATATTGGTGATGAGCTTAGTATTGAGACCATCAAACAGATTAGACGTGATATAGTTGTTCGCCACACCCAGCTTGTCGTAGAAAGCCTTATAAGCATTCGTGAAGTTGGTATACTTCTGAGCCGCAGCCGCCTTGATGGTAGCCTTTCCATTTGAATCAGAAGCGTTGTATCTGCTTACGATGTCAGAAAGATAGGTAATGAGTTCATTTTTTGCGCTATCGAGTGTAGCCTTAGCTGAAACCAAATCCGTTTTATAGGTCGTTTCTTTACCATCCTTATCCAACAAGAACTTAGAGCCAACAACATTATTATACGACTCAACGGCTGCATTATAATCGTCCTCCAAACGCTTGCTATCCTGGGCAATAGCCGCAATCTCCGAGCTATCCAAGTAGCCATCAGAGGTAAAAACATCGAAAGCCTTCTTATTGTTAGATACGGTCGTTCCGAGGGTAATCAAATTAGTTTGCGTGTTCTTAATCTCTGCTTGCGCCTTCTCAGCAGCTTTCTTTGCTTCCTCTGCCTTCGTGTCATCGGTATACTTGCTAGCCAATTTCCAATCGGCAATATCAAACTCTTCACCTTCTGCCTTGGAGGTGGAACACTTCAAGATTTCATTCTTGTAGGTACTGCCGTCAGAAGGATAAGTGGCATTGACCCACATATCATTCACGTCGTATGGTGGAACTGGCTGAGAGCCGAAGATACGTCTCTTTGATTTTGCATCTTTGAGTGCTTGGCTTGAATCTTCGATTGCCTTGGTCAGTTCCGTGTCTGTGATGATAATCCACTTATAGGTAGAGCCATCCTTGGCAAAGCGGTATGCCTTGCCCGTCTTGTTATCATAATACAAATCCCCGAGATGGTTTTTCATCATGTCCGTGTCCCATCCGCTAGCAGGTTCGGTCTTGAGTGTAGGAACGCCGTCATAGAACCAAGTCTCAATAGCTCCGTCTATCTGGTTTTGAAGGTCGGTAATCGTATCCGATTTCTTGATAATGGTCTCAACGGCATTCTTATCCAAGCTCTTCTCGGTGATGTACTTATCCAAGGTCTTTCCATCGTAGGTGGACTTAATATCCAAGTCTCCCTTGATGGTTACTTTCTTCTTGTCGCTATCATACTTGACGTAGGAATCACCCTCGTAATTATTGGCACTAGTAGGTCGGTCTCCGAAGTACATATCTCCGTAGACGTGGAAGAAAGCCTTGTTCGTGGAATGGTTCACGCCATAGTCCACATACTCCTTGTTATTAAAGGTGTAGCCGTCAACTCCGTGATAGAGCGTTATGCAAGGGGAATAGGTGTCAACGGCAGAGAATACCAAGCAACTTTGCCTTGTGATGTCCGTTCTATTACCGCACTGATTCAAAATGTCATCAACCATAGGCTCATCGCTGGCTGCGTCCTTGTCGATGTCCGATAAATCCACATAATGATATTTCTTGCCATCTATCTCCACTGCCTCGGAAGACACACCGATGACTAGCCTCCAATAGTAATGGTTGCCTACGTTATGATACTTTCCTGCCGTAAGATTGAAGCTCTTGCTCCTTGCTTGGTCTCCAACCTTCCATTTATTCTCCACCTTTGAGCCATCTTGCTCACCAAGGAAGTAGCATCTGTAAGCCTTCTGACTAACACCATCATAGGTAATATTCACCTCCTCAACCTTCAATATCCGGTTACTGCCTACTGTGGTGATGAACAATTCACCACCCAATGTGTCTGTATGCAATATTTCCAAGGTCTCGAAGATTGCTTTCATTCTGACTTGTAGATAATCTGTGGTTAGATGGGTGTTATCTAGTTCGTCAAGAGTCCAATCCCCGTTCGCCCCGACCTTCATTCCCTGCAAGAACTTCTGAATCTTCTGAAAGGTGATAGTACCGTTAGCAATATCATCGAACTGCTTAGATATAAAATTATCACTTCCGTACTTCGCAATGAGTTTTCTTAGCTGGGAAACGGAATATCCACCTCCGTTACCGCTACTTCCACCGCTCGCAATGATTGTCTGTACGTCTTCTTTGAGCTGCGTAATAGTACCCTTAATTACTTGATTGCCTATTGTAATCGACTGAATAAAGTCGTAATCAATATTAGTCGATAGCTTCAACACTCTTGTCGCAAGCTCATATCCGTGTCCGTCCTTATACGTTACACTCTGACCGATTTGTAGTTGAGGGTTATCTTCCAAGAATACATCAGAATATGATTTAACCTCATAGTTATTCAAATCAGAGAGTAATTGCACAATCTCCTCCTTTGCTTTCTCTAACAATCTATTTTGAGCATCCTCGTAATAGATAGTATCAGCCATTGCAATATTATAGAGTACCGTGATATTACACTTCAAAGAAGGCAATCTCTCTCCACGAGGAATAAGCATTTCTTCTTTGTTTGTTGGTATGATAACCTCATTATCCTCTTGATAAATAATTTCGTAATCACCAGCTAAAACAGAGAAATTATCCTTGCTAACATCGTCTGACGTGTGCGAGGATGATGCTTCTTTATGATAAGTAAGCTCAAAACCTACATAATCGCCGTTAGTGCCACGACCTGCAAGTGGAGTAGAAAGCGCACCCGTATTAAAGTTTGCTTCAAACGAGCAACCGATATTCTTTCCTTTGATAAGCAAATTATCGGTAACCTCAAAGTCATACCAATAATGAGTGACGCCATCATCAACTGTTGTATTGATAATTGTCTTTCCTTCTACTTTTCCTGTAGTAGGATAAGCCAATTTCATATACCATACTGTAAAGGTCTTGTATTCCTTAACTGAGCCATCAGCATTATAAGAAATAGGTATTTTCTTATTATTATCATCAAGCACATACTTAACTCGCCCACGTACATTATATACATAGGTATTGAGCGAAGGATAAATCTGAGAAAAATCAAGCACCTTCGTAAAGAGAGGTTCTTTCGTTTTATCCGCTCTAAGGTCAAGGGTTGAATACTTATCAATGGAGTAGGAGCATTCCTTACCATCAATAGTCATAGTACCATTGCCCTCATCTAATTGCAGACGAATATCGCCAGATGAAACATTCTCACCCTTGCTATTTACTTGTGTAATATTTCTTGTACCGCCGAAGATAGAGAAAGCGTTATAGTAGCCTTCTTTGCTATTATTGATACTTGGTACACCTACATTCTTTCCAACCTCTAAAACAACAGGAGTTGCGCCGATTAAGACCTTACCGATGTAGATAATTTCATCATCATAGTCAATATGCCATTCGCAGTTATCTCCGATAGCATTTGTAATTGCTGTAAGTGCAGAAATAAAATCGTTATCGCTGAATGATACATTGACAGTATTTGCCGTTACATTTGAAAAGATAACTTTCCATCCGCATTCACCAAACATCAAATCCTTGTTAAGGAAATCTTTTATTTTTTCGCTAAGTACAGATGTAATACCTACGAAAGACCATACATTTTGCTTTACCTCTACATTCTGTGAATTACGAGTATAGATAAAGAATGGGGTCTTCGATAGAATCATCTTCGGATGCTGGAATTGAGGAGTGTACTTCCAAGAGCATTCATCTGATTGAGTAGGCTCATACGAATCCAAGAGAAGGAACTTCCTAGTAACCTCTCTTACTTTATCAATCTTATATGTATAATTGATATACGCACCAACTGGCAGAATAACTTTCTCAGCAGCGGAGAAAGACAGAGTAATGTAATCAGACTTAGACATTTCCTGTTCTCTCTTCGCTGCTGATGTTACTTCTGCTTGCATCAACAATTTATCGTTTATATCATATATCTTAATCATAACTTAATTCTATCATTCGGATTATACTCCGTTAATTTGAGTACAAATTTACCTCTTTTTAGACCATAATCACCAAACTGCGAGCATTGCGTGTAAACAAGTTTAAAAACCCTCTTTAGTCGAGGAACTTTCAAGCAAAATTCACCCGAATAAGCAATCTTATCAAGGAAAGCCTCATACTTCTGTAAGTAATCTTCTTCTGAACTACCTTCAAGGAAGAAAGAGATACTTACTTCACGCTTATCTTTCTTTGCATACTTCGATGTAGCGATAACCGATTGCCCATGTTCCAATCGACTATCGTTAGTTAGATAGCTTTTTACTGGGGCAGGGGTCAGCAGAGCTTCTCGCCAACCCTTTACCAATGTAATACCGAAAGTATCAAGGTCAATGTAAGCAGTATCCGCTTCATCGACCAATTTAATAAAAGCATCATTCTTCATAACTTAATACTTATCCTTCATTAATTTATACATACTTGCGATGTCCTCACGTATCAATATAATAGGTGCAGTATTCTTATTGATTGCTTCCAACTGCTCCAACCCCTGATACTGAATATCTCGCATTTCTGAGATATTATTATATATCTGCGCAGCATAGATGCGCAAAGAAGATACATCTATAGCGATAGCCTTACGAACCTCATTGCCTTGCTCTTGTGCAATCTGTACCGCATAACCGATGCCGATAAGGCTGCTTGCTTGGTCTGCGGTGATAGCCTCAATACCCTTGCCCGTTGCCGTCTGCTGAGATTGCGCCTCTTTATACCCTGTTATTGCAGCAATATTATCTCTTATCTTCAAACCTTCATCAACGATGTTATCATACTCTTTTTTAAGTATATCCAAATCGTCATTAGAGAGCTGTCCTTGCTTCATCTTATCTGCCCATTTTTCATAAAGAGTTTTAAGTCTCTTATTAGCAAGGTCATCAACGGCAAAGTTAAGCATAGACTTATTGAGCATCGTTGTGAAATCATTTGCGAAATCTTGCGCCGATTTACTCATATCCATAAGATTGCTGATAAAGTTGTCCTTTAACGAATCGAAGGTTGTCTGCGTAAGATTCTGATTGATTTTATTAGTCAACTCTTCAAGCTTCTCGGCAAGGTCGGTATAATTCTCCCAATATTCGGTTTTATCATATTTACCTTGGTCGGTCATATTCTTCCATACATCTTGGTTGTATGTGCGAATATCCTTCATCTGCTCTGGAGTGAGCTTATAAATATCCTCCAAAGAACTTACCTTGTTTATCGTAGAATTAATATAGCCTCCTCTGACCGCTGACTGTTGTGCTAACGTGCGATTGATAGCCGCATAGTCCTGTGCTGACAGATTCCAATAATAAGCGTTAGAGTGGTGCGAGCCGTGGTAACCCATCTGTGATTGAAGAATTTCCATACTCTGCTTATTGATTTGCTTCTGTGCATCATAGGCTTTTTGATAATTGCTGACGGCACTCATTCCCGAGGTCTTATCAATCGAACTCTTCAACTGCTCAATAGAGTATTGCAATCGCTCGTTGGATTCTGTAAGGCGATTTGTAGTCTCCGCAACCTCCTTCGCATTACTTCCATTGCCGATACCAAGAGCACTACCAAGCGATTTGATAGCCCCTACGCCGTTAATAGCTGCCCCGATATAGTTGCCCGTAGCAAAGTCTGATGCCGCTTGCGAACCCTTATTGAAGGCATCTGCACCACTTTTAAGCTTCTTTCCAAGGTCTGAATCACCGAAACCGAGAACATCAATCAATTCACTTGCTTCTTGTAGCTTTTTAGCAACGTTACCGATGCTTTCTGCCCATTCATTAGCAATCTCCTTAATTGACTTTCTTGCCTTATCTTGTGATATATTTGCATCCTCTTGTGCCTTCTTTACGTCCTTTGTTGCCTTTCCGACTTTTACCTCAGAAACAGCGAGCTCATCAAAGAGTTTCTTTAATTTTTCAAGCTGTTCATTACTGAGATTCATCTTATTCTCATTAAAGAGTGCGCTCTTGTTCTGAGAGGTTATCTTATTTGTGCTTACAGATACACCCGTTTCAGCAAAGACTTTTTGTATAGCAATCCTCGTAGAGGACTGTCGTTCCTGTGCATTATATTGCTCAACTGTAGCTTTTCTTAATCGCTCTTGTGCGTCAGCAGCCTCTTGCAAGAGACGATTATATTCACGCACCTTCTCGTTAGACCATCCCCACTTATCGGTCTGCTCTGAAATTGCATCATCAATCTTACTAATCTGTTCTGACACAACCTTCATATCATCAATATCAAGAGTACCCGAACCGAGAAGGTCTTTGAGCTTTTTTCTTAGGTCTTCGAGATAAGATTTGCTCAATCTCCCCATATCAGAGAAAACAGAATCCCAGTTAATAGAATCCTTAAAATCATTAAAGTTGAGCTTCTTTAGCTGCTCTTCAAGGTCAGTTTTCAACTTTGCTTCCTCGAAAAGATTACCTTTAGCCCTTGCTTCTTTAATTTTCTCGTTATACTCCTCAACGATGGCGAGCTTCTGCTGTTCGAGGTTACCATACTCCTTCAGGTATTCACGATATGATTTTAATTCATCAGCATAAATCTCATTATTGTATGATTCTACAGTCTTCTGTTCAATGATGGTGTACTGCTCGGTAATCTTCTGAATATTCTTTGAATCAAGATGTTTCTTATCATCCCAAGTCTCAGCCTTACCACCCTTTGCCTTGATAACAGATTGCTGTGCGTCAAATTCAGCTTTCTGTCGGTCACGCTCTGCCTTGATAGCTGCATTCTTTCGTTCTTCAATCTGCTCAATTTCTTTGGATAGCTCTCTTTTGCGCTCGGCAATAACCTTCTCTTCGCCTTCTTTCATCGCCTTAATCTTTGCATCGGTTACCTCCTGTTCCAAAGATTGCCAAGCTTTTGCTCTCTCATAAGCATTCTTATAGATAACATCATCAAGCTTCCCCTCTGCTGAATTAATCTGCTTTTGCAGAATAGCATCCTTCTTTGTATCCGATTTTGCTTTATTCGCTAGAGAACGTTTTGCTGCTTCCTCTTGTCTGATGAGCATTCTCTGTTCACTATTCTGTTGGATTTGCGTTCTAAGAACCTGTATTCTAAGTTCACGCTCAGCGGCAATATCCTCCAAAGATTGAGTATGCAATTTAGTTTGCTTCTCATGTAACTTAACGAGCTGTTGCTGCTGCTTTATCTGAAAATCGTATTTCTGCCTAACAAGAGCCTTTGCCTCCTCAATGGCTGCGATTTTCTCCTTTCCTTGCAAGGTATATATCTTATTTTTTACCTCGGCAATTTTTCCTTCAAGTTTATATTGGGTCTCTGCGTTTTTTTTGATAGCAATCTGTGTCTCCTGAATCTTGCCTGCAAGGGAAGCCGCTTGCTTTGCCTTTGTAAATATTCCATTAAAAGCAGGCATCAACTTTTTTGATAAATCATCATTCGCAAAAGCATCATAAGCGGTCTTAACTGTGCCTATTGCACCTGACACACTCGTTTTGAATACATCAATAACAGTTTCACCAGCACCCTTAATTCCATCCCAAGTCTTTTTAAGACCAGCAGTAAAGGTGTCCCAGTCCATATTTAATACACCTTTAATTGTAGTTCCAAGACCACCAATAAGGTTCACCGCAGCTTTTACGGCGGTTTTGAACGTCTTCACGAAATTGTTACCGAAGTCACGAAGAGGAGCGTTTGGCTTAGTGAAGCACTTGTACAGGTATTCTCCGAAGATAATCACAATATCAGTGATAGACTTAGCAAGAGAACCAAAGTAAGCCATCAGCTTTGTATAGACCTTCTGACCCTCTGCGGATTTAGTCATCCATGTATGCACCGCCTTGAAAGCAAGGGCGATTGCAGCAATTACCGCACCCACAGGTGTTGCACACATTCCCCATAGAGCCTTTGTTACAGACTTGATGGCAGTAAGAGACCCCGTCACAGGAATACCAAGAGCCTTGAAAGCTTCGCCAACCTTACCAATCTCACCTTGCAACTTACCATTGGCAGTCATTACATTGATGATACCGTCTTTAAAATCACTTAGACCAGACTTTGCTTGTGCGAACTCCTCACTAAAACGCTGACCGATGGAAGAACCGCTTACTTTTGCTTTTAGCTCATCAATAGGTTGAGTTATTTTATCTTTTATGCTCTGCCCGAAATCAGAAATCTTCTGCCCGAAATCAGAAATCTGATTGCGCAATCTACCGATAAAAGTCTCTTCGTTCTTCTCACGGATAGCCTCTTGCAATACAGATATATTATTCTTTGTCTTTTCAATCTCAGACTGTAGCTTCTGCAAGTCTTCTTTCTGCTTTTCTCCAAGTGGCTTTCCATCCATTTTAGAAGCTTCTGCTTCTAAATCTTGCAATTTCTGCTTACTCTCATCAAGCTTAGAAGTAAGTTCTGATAATGATGTGTCCTCAACGTTGATTTTTACTGTTGAGGTTGTATCAGATTGAACGATAGTTGAACCGCCTTGAATCTTATTCGCAGCTTCGAGAAGAGCATTGTATTGCTGAAGGTCTGCATTAAGTCGCTGCTGTTCTGTTTGCCAATCATTGATTTTTAATTGAAGGGCATCAATATTTTCCTGTGCTTTCTCTATAAGCCTATTGTAGTAGTTAGCACCATTTCCTGTTTCGTTATCCGCAGCAGAAAGATTGTTCATAGCATTCTTATAGCTCTCAATCTTTGATTTCTGCACTTCTATTTTCTTCGTTGCTTCCTCGATATTTTTAGCAAAATCAGTTGCATCAAGCTTATTTTGAATATCTTCAATAGCCTTCTCATACAACTTCATATCTGCTTTCAGCTCCTTTGTGCTCTCGGATTGCATTCGTTCAATCTCAGCACGACCCGAAGCAACGGAAATATATTGCTGCAAAGCTTCTGTCAGATGTCTAGTTGCCTCTACGTTCTGATTTTCCGCTTCGGCATTCTGTGTTGCTGCCTCGGCATTTGCTACGTGAGCTGCTGCTTCTGCTGATGTGGCGGTTGCTGCCGTTGTAGCCGTAGCCCCTACAGCAATATTCGTTGCGGATTGAACACCATTTGCGCTTGTGCTTGCAACGGAGAAAGCACTTAATGCTTGGTACGCACCATTTACCTGAGAGATAGAGTTTCTTACACCATCATAAGATTCAACAAGGTCTTTTACATCACCTTTCGCCAATTCCAAAGAATGCTTTTGAGCATCAATTTGCTTGGTAAGCGAACCGAATGCCTCTGAGCCTTTTTCAGTCTTAGCTAACTGCTCGTTAAGTTTACCGATAGTACCTTCAATGGTTTCAACTCGTTTATTGGCGGTATCAATCATTTCAGGTACTAACTGAATCCCCTTCGTAGCTTCATCCATAGCAGATTTAAGAACCTGCATAGCCTTGGTGGTCTTTGTCGCAAGGTCTTCATCGGATTGCGCCACATCGTTAAGTGCCTTATTCATTCTCTGAGATAAGGCTTCTGTATCAACGCCGACACGATTCAATCCATCACAGAGCTTGTCAAGTGATGCTTGAATATCGGAAATATCCATCTGTCCGCTGATTCCAAGTATTTCATCTGCTGCTGCCATATTGTTTGCTTATTTATGATTATTACATCAAGCCCATAAAGAAATCATTAGCAGAGATTGGCTTATCTATCTTATGATACTCTTTTTGCGGCTTCTTTTTCTGTCTGCTGCCTTTTCTCGGTTCATCTTTGGTATTTGTATTAAAGGACGGAATCGAGCGGTTAAGCAGAATAATATTAAGGTATGAGCGATTAAATACGACCTCCTCGTAACTCATACGAAAGTACTTCATTACTTGTCCGATTGTTGCCCATGGGGAGTCGTTTTCGGCTCCGTTATTATCTTCGTCTGAGTCAGGAAAATTATAGAGGTTAAGAAAAAATTTGCATTAAACGAACCGCTGATAAACTTCACAAGCTCATTGAATGCCATAATATCAAGGTGCTTGCGTATATATCGCCCCCATAACTTGCGTGCCCACTTCTTACGAAAGGCACACACTATAAAAATCTCACTCATTAAACGAGCTGTCTCAGAGTGCTCAAACAAAAGAGGGATTATATTAACTTTATCGCCTTCCTTCCATGTAGGTTCTTTGATAGAGCTACCGAATACACCCATTTCGTAAATCTGCATAAAAGTAAGCGGCTTCACTCTAAAGCGAAACTTACCAACCTTAATCTTTACAGATGCCTCGGCAAGCGTCTTTGCTACCTTTTCCTTGTCTGATGTTTTCATATCAAAATATGTTTTATAACATAAAAAAGCGGTGCGGCTTGGGAAAGTTCCCTTACCTCACCGCCTTTTGAAGTTTAATTTTAAATCATATAAAAAATAAAAGCTTTACTTACTTTTTAATAGCCGCAGCACTAATATCCTTTGTGAGAATATTACGATGACCGCTCTTCTTGTCACCCTTTGCATCGAATACCGCCATCTGACGGAACTCAATGTTAAGATTAGGAAGTCCACTCTTACCGATAGAACCACTGCGAGTGATTGTAAGTTTCATCTTAGACCACTGGAAGGTACGAGAAGGAATATCATCCAAATCTTTTGTCACAATCTGAACTGCCTTATAAATCTCGGTTTCTTGTGGAAGCTCATTCAACCAAGCATCCTTACCACCAGTACCCTCATCCTTTGTATAACCAAGAAGCTTCGTGAAGTTATCTTCTGAGAAATCGTATGTCTGCAAGGTAAAGCCCTTTGTTGCTGCTGATGTAGTCAGCACTGCGTAAGGGTCTTCTGAATCCTCAACCTCTACATCCGATGTCTGTGCCGCTTGGTCGTTAAAGCTCAAACTACCAGAAACGACAGCCTTAATTTTGTCGCTCCATGTGGTTGGGTAGCCGCCATTTTCGACACAATCGGCAAAACTGAAGCTTTCCAAGCCATATACACCATTCTTTGCCATAGTTTTATTCTTTTAAATTATTATACGTTACATTAAATTTCATATTGACGTAATAAGTGTTATCACTATCACGAGTTGGACGAGATATAGAGTAGAAATCGAAGTAGCAGCCACCAAGGTAAGTACCGTCACCAAACAAAGAAAGAATCTTCTCCGAGTAATCAGAGAGTTTCTTTATGTTAGGTAAGTTAGATGAGGTCTTAGGGCAATGAATATTCAGATTCACTACACCCTCATTAATGGCATCACTATACACAAAGGGAAGATGATTGATGGCGATATAATCACCAATAGCCAACTTCTCGGGTATCTCATACTTAAAGATACGCTTTTCCTCTATGCCTATTCTCTCAACATTTTCATTGAGATACTTAAATAATGCCGTAACGGCTGTATCACCGAGTATCATATCTAACTATCGCTTTTAATCATTTCAGCTACTTCTTCAAAAATCTTCTTCATTTCGTCACGAAGGAAATACTTAGTAAGATGTAAGACATTGTAACCTTTATCCTCTACATATTTTCCGTAGTTCATGCCAGCCACAATGACGAGAGAGTACCCTTTAGGGGCTACCACACCTTCTTTCTGTGCATACTCATTGAGTGCAGCACTTACACCCTCCTGTCCTTCTTCCGCTTCTTCTTCCTTTGGAATCTTACCAACTGCCGAGGTAATGAGTTGCCCATCAAGGTAGAGAGCGAATGAAATTGAGTTCTTTAAATTTGCAGTTCGGTCTTGATAACCTTTGTTCTCTTTAGAGTAGGTGACCGCTTCTTCGGCAAGTTGCATCAAACGCATATTGAGGTAACTGATAATCTGCTGCCTCTTTTCGTTCAACCTTTTCTGTAAGGCTTCACGACCTTTGATTTTTAATTCAACCTTTGCCATATTGCCGCCTATTAGAGCCAAATTCTAAGATAGCGTTTCTTTAAGGTTACGAAGCCTTTAACCTCCATTTCCTTATCAATCGTGCCATCTTTCTTGGTTATCCAAACCTTTTCGCCTTCCTTCGGTATGAGAGGGTATTTTACTTTTGAGAGAGGAGCATAGATTTCGTGCGAATACACGTACTGCTGCCCGTCTGTCAGAGTGATAATCTTCGCCTGCGAATTAGGCAAAATAACGCACTTTCCAAAGGTTTGCCATTCTCCTTCGGGCTGTTCGATAGGATTTCCGTCCTCATCAAAGCCATCTTGTGGAGCACCTTTTACTTTAAGTATATCTTCAAAGTTCATACGCTATCTATTTGATTACCATACCTTCACACTCTGAACCCAATAATCATCAGAAGTACTATCAATAACAAGGTCAGCATCCAATCCAGCATCCTTCGCAATAGATTTAATCATTTTATCAATGAGATTCTTGTCGTTCTTGTAACTCTGAGAGATACCGCCAACATTCTCACTTGATAATGGATTCATCTTGTAGAGGATACGCATAGCCGCATAGGCTACGGGTTTCTTTACCGCTACAGAGTATTCATCAGCCACGGATGCCGTGATGCTAAACTTATCAGTAGCATCAATAAACATCTTCTCCAAGGTCTCATCTGAGGTAGAGAAAGGCTGAATCTCGCTTGCTATGGCTTCTGAAATTGTCATGCTAATCTTGTTATCTTATGAAGTTTCACTTATTAAATCAATATATCCATAACTGAGGGTCAGTGCATTAAGTACCAACCTTCAAGATAAAGAAGTCTTCGATACCATCGAATACTGGTTGCATCCACATTTCGTTGGTAAGGTGATAACCCTTCTTATCTCTCCAATAACCGATAAGGTTGTTATCGTATGTAGAGTAAGAAACGCCATCAACTGGGTCAATAGCCTCCAAGCACTCAGCGCACTTAGGTACAGCCACCTTATCGGCACACATCGCAACAACTCGATTATCTGGGATAAGGTTAAAGACTGTCTTGTCAGGCAGCTCAACAAACTTATCTTCATCAATCTGAATTGTTGGCAAGAGGATAGAGCGCAGATAGATATTCATCTGGTCAACGCTAATCATCGGTGCAGTAGGATTGATGGTAATCTGACCGAGGTTCAAGCGGAAGGTGTCCTTAATCTCCTTTGCCTTACACATTGCGAAGAATGTGTTCTCAGACATACGAAGACGCAGAATCTTACGACCCTTCTTGCGAGCCTCGTCCTTCAATTTCTTAATATCCTCAATAGGAGTTGCGTTCACCTCACCCCAATTTGTGGTAGCAGAAAGCTGCTTAACACCCAAATTAAAGGTATAAGATACGTTAGCCTTAGAGTTATTGGTACGTGATACAGTCTGAGTACCCTTGAACAATCCCTCGAAGTACAACATATCAATACGCTTATGAGGAGCGATAACCGCCAACTCGAAAGGTTTGAATGAGTACTTGATAAGCTCATCGTACTTAGCATTGAGCTGTGACTGTGTATAACCGCCACGTCCCGACATATCATTATACTTACCCTCCAAGAGGTGCATCTGGTCGAGGTAGTCGTTATCGAGCTCCCACTCATCGGCAATACGACCGATAGAGCCAGTAAGCTGACCCCAATCAGGCATAGTATGCAATGGACGCTCTGCGTTCTTAGCGACAACAGAACCAACCATAGCAGCAGCATAGGTAGCCATATTTGCCTGATATACCTTTGCAGCACAATACTCAACAGGCTTCAACTCGTTCTTCCACTCAGCCTTGTAGGTGGAAGTCTTCATGTATTCGTCAATGTAGGTCTGAAAAGACTTTGGGTCTTGCAGATTCTTCAAAATACTATTCATAATCTATAATCTCCACTTTTAAAGGTTACTGAATCTTGAACAAAGCGATACCATTTGCTCTGATACCTTCCTTAATCTCATCATTGATAGGATAAGGGAGTGAATCTTCCTCTACCTCCATTACCTGTAAGGTAGGAGTAGCTGCGATAGAAGACTCTTGGTCTCTTACATCGAGAGTATCGTATGAAAAGCCAAGAAGTACGTCCTTGGTCTTATCGTAATCCGATACAATCGCATTTGCGGCAACTTCGTTAGCGAGTTCTGATACAGTTAATGTATCTACGCCATCGGAAGAAGTAATTGCCGAAATGGTCGCACCAGCAATCTTATCATTAACCTGGAATAAAGAACCACTAGCAATCTTTAAGGTTGTAGCAGCCTTAACAGCCTTCTCTGTAACCTTTGCAGTCTTTACAACCTGCGCTTTACCACCAGTTACAAGTCTGAGAACTGTACCCTTCGCTACAAACTTTAAAGTAGCTGGAAGGTTGGTGCGGTCGAGGTCATAACCACCCTGTCGGCGAAGGCACTGCTCTTCAAGCCAAAGTGCTTCCTTGATATCCTCTGGCTTGGTTCTATGCAAAAAATAGCCTCTGTTTGACATAATTTTCTTCTTTTAAAGAGTTTAACATAATTCATTGATAATGCCTTACTCCTTTGGAGCATTACGCTCCGAGAAGCCTTGCATTTTTGTAATGAAATCATTCTGCTCGTCTTCGGGAGAGGTTGCCTTGGGTGCTTCAACAAAATTGCCGTTTGCTACAAGTGACTGCTTCAATGCTGTCCAATCATCGGCACATTGCTGTGCAAGAGTTTCAAGATTCTCTTCCTTGTCGAGCTGATAACGTGAACGGAACTGCTGCGGAACGTCCTTCAATTTTTCGCTCTTACCGAAAAGGTCATCAAGACGTGCTCTTTCTTCCTTTTCCTTGTATGGAGCAATGGCGGCGGCTACAGCTTCGCTAACTGCTTTCTGGGTACTTTTGGTAGCCTCGGCAATCATCTGCTGAACCTGCTCTTGTGTAAGCCCTGTTGGAGGTACTGGAGGGGTAGGAGGAACTGGTGGAGTAGGCTTATGATTAGGGTCGTTAGGGTCAATCCATCCATCGAATTTCTTCGTTGTTTCACTGACCGCACGATTGAATGATGATTGCATCATACCAACATAAGGTTCAACTGCCGAGATAGCACTCGTTACATCCTCGTCCTTTGACTCATCTGTTAGACCACGACTTGCAACAATCAGGTCAACCAGCTTTGAAAGTTCATCCTTCTTCAAACCATACTTTGCAAATGATGTTTTGGCAGAAGCAAGCACTTTTTCTTTTATTGTCATAGTAATTCTGTTTTAAACGTTAATAAATAAATAATTTCCGATTGCAAAATTACTATTTCTATTAATAAAATAATAATAAATAATAGAAGCTGTGTAAACAAATGCTATTTTTGGCGATTTTCTTGCGGTCTAAGCGGCTTTCTTTTAGTTTATGTATAGTTATTAAGAAACAAAAATAAAAGGCAAGATAGCCAATATTCTTGGTTACTTTGCCTTGCGTTGTATCAAATCTAACTTTGCCTTAACCTTCTTCGGATTCCTAGCATCGTGATTACTCAATCTTACCACATGATACCCGAGCCGCCATATACCCGAAGAGCGGTTAGCATCCTTGCGCTTTTGGTCTTTAGTAAAATGATAACCACCATCGAGCTCAATAATCGTTTTTATCTCGGGCAGATATATATCAGCGAAGTATAGCTTTCTGCCCGTGACTATCGGTTGCTGTGGTATCACCTTATATCCTAACAGAGTGCAGATTTTCGCCGCAGCCTTCTCCGCATCGGTTGTATGTGAAAGTAGGTCGCAGCGAATCTGACATATGAGTTTCTTGGATAGCATTATTTATAATACTTTTTGAAATTCTCTTCGTTTGCGAAGTATTTTCCTGTAGTAGATGTTACTTCTTGCTTGAATTTTTTAACGCCATTAGCTAGTTTATTAAACTTATCTTTTGGCATAGCACTCTTAATAATAGATACGAATGCTTCGTGCGCTTTATCTGTTACATTCGGCTTTAATATGGCATTAAAAATGCTTCTATCATCGCTAAAATTTATATTTCCAGAGATATTTTCTCCATGATTTATCGCACTCATAATTTTCGTTACATCGTACGTTGCATTTTTGAGGAGTTGATGCAAATCTTGTTTATCATATTCACTCAAATTGCTTATAGCACTATTTGGCGAGTTTGTCTTCAAGACTATATTTTCATTTGTCCCTCCCCCGATTGCGCTCTGCGCAAAGGTTCTGCTTGCGGCAGCATTTGCGCTGCTCACGGTTCTTGTACCGCCACTTGCCTTACTCATAATCTTTATATTTTTAAATGTTAAACTTATTTTTTCGATGCAAAGATACTATTTATATACCAGATATTGAGTACCTTTGAAACTTCCCGTCTAAACTATTTACCCATCTTCTCCGCTCTTTTTCTTTCCAATCTTTAAAGATGCTTGATATGTCGCTTCTTCTTTTGCTCTCGCTGCGCAGGTGTTAGCATAAAGTAAGCCTGCGTCTTAGTCATTACCTTAATGATAACGTCTTGCACCTTCGAGTATTTCATTTGCTCTTCTTTATCATATCTATCTCATCCTGTAGATAGAAGATTGCTTTGCTCAAATCCTGCACTCTCTGTTCTCGCTCTGAAAGGTTCATTTCCTTCTTTCCCTTGCGTAAAAGATACTTTACTGCCGAGCCGCAGTTAAAATCAAGGTGTCGGCAAATATCAATCGGCTCTATGCCGCAGAGTTCCTTTAGCCAAGCGTAATGGTTAGGGTGATTAACCATTTCTTCCTTTTCCTCTGTGACAATAGTACCATTTTTTGTAATCTCTTCAAACTGAATAGGGATATTCTTTCTATATGCAAAATTGTATTCGTCTGGTATAATATTGCATTCTACAATAGCTCTACCTACCTTGATAACTTTCAATCTGAGAGGGCAAATATTGGCTAGCGAATATCTTTCTTCTCCGATGTTATAAACGTAAACTTCTAGTCTATCATTTACATGGACTACCATACTAGGCTCTATTGGTAAGGTAAATACCAACCCTTCACGTATCTTCATTGATTCTATCATAATTCTTACTTTTTAAAAAGTTTATCAACTGCTAATTCCTGTAATTACGGATGCATACATCTTACAACCCTTGCTTCTGTATTATTTTTCTTCTGATACCTACAAAGATTGCATTCAATAGCACCGACTTTATTTAGAGCGTGCGTATATCGACCACATTCACCGAAAGGGCAATCTGTTGCATATTCAATACCGCCGTGAATAAACTCACGTACCTCATACTTAATTGCCGTATTCGGCTTCTTTTCTTTCTTTTGGTATAACATATTATCTTATCTCAATTTTGATTTTATAAATCGACTTCTGCTTCAAGTTTTCCGTGCCATCAAGCAAAAGATGAGCAATGATGTCATCTACGGATTCGCTGATAGCTCTCTTCGTATATTCGTGATAACTGCCGTCTTCTTTTTCTTGATAGACGTTTACAGAGCCAGAGCTATTATCTGTGACAATAACCCCATTATCGGCGAACTCTAGCTTAAAATTAAGTTTTTCCATATAATTATTTTTTTTGTTCCATGAAATGTTTTTGTTGTATTAACATCATTCTTGTAATCAGATTCTGCATCTTTTCAATAATGAACTTCGGGGTTTCCGAAGTTCTGATAAAGAAAGGATGCTTTCCTCTCTTATGCTTATTGAAGAACAATGTATCATCTTTACCCTCTATCTTTACAGCAATCATGTACTGACCGATGAAGAGGTGAGCACTTCCCTCTTTTCTCTTTCGAGGTGTAGTGTACTTGATGCCGTTCTCGTCTAAGAAAGACATCAGCTTCTTTAATTTCGTTTCATTTTTCATCTTGCATATCTCCTATAGTTTAGTTATCGCTTAACATTTTCTCAACTTCATCATCGTATTCGTTTCTCTTGCACCAAGTAGTTAGGTCAAAGATTACTTCCGCATCCTTTCTAAAGCTTTTGTATAAGCTCAGATAGTTTTTCTTTGTTTGTGCGTTAGCTTTTCTCGCCTCATTGAAAAAGGCAAAGTAATTTTTAAAGTACTCCGAATGTATTGTGATAACATCGGCATTCTCGCATTTTTGCATCATAAACAGTATCGCTTCTACAATAACGACTGCCTTTGAAACACAATAGATGTGATTCTTTTCATTTGCTACAACTTCTCCGTTCTTAATGATGATAACTGAAAATTTTCCTGTTGCGAACTTATCTTCATAATCACAACTGACGTAGCACTCATATCCAACAAGTTCTTTTGCTGGTGTGAGGTAAGTATCGAGCCAATTTTTCTTTTTCTCCATTTTGTATCTCCTGTGTTATTATATAATCGGGTGGGGGCATACGTGCGCCCGTTAGTTAATTATTTCTTGGGGCTGTCGCCCCTATAAGGGAATAAATTTAATCAAAGCCCAAATCCCTTATTTTATTATTTTTGATTTTACATAAACTACATTTTCGCCTCCTTTCTTCTCATACCATGACGAGATATTGATATTGCATCGTCTATCTGCATACGATAGATATTCGATTCAATGGAAAATGCACTTCTATTTTTTGCGCTTATCACTATTATAGAACCTTCAAAATCCGTAATAGCCATATTATTGGTACATACCTTTGCATCGCACCTTACTTCCTTGATTCTTGTGCGCTTATTGATGATACCCTTGTTTACAAGCTGATTTGTAACTTTGAACGCTTGGTACATCGTACCATAGATAACATCCTTGATTCTGTCATAAGATAAACCTTTGTTATCACTAAACTTCTTCCTCAACATACGACTTTCACGTTTGAGAGCCTTGCGAATAGTCTTCGCATTTCTCCCATTCGTCCCCTTATTGTGCGTATTGATTACGTCTTCTTGCATTCTAACTTGGTTCTCCATGACAATTCTTCTCAAAAGGTTTTTGAGGGCTGGAAATGTCATCTTCGTTAAATCATCCTTGCGAAGCTTATAACTATATCCATAATTTGAATGTATGCTACGAGCAATGAATCTCTTCTTTCCATTTTTCTCTTCAAAACGGAAATACCCTATCTTGCAACCATATTCAAGTAGTCTCTTTAATTTATTATTGTCAATATGCAAAAGCTTGGCGCAATGATTGTATGACACAAGATTAAGGTCTGATGAGCGGAATAAGAGCTTTATTTTAAGAAGCAAACAGAAGGCATCCAAGCGATTCTTGTCGCTCAGAGCAAACTTAGCTTCCTGTATTCCTATTCTTATTCTTTTCATCATTATATATATATTAATGTAAAAACCAAACAGATGAAAGGTGCTATCAATCATTCCGTTTGGTTTATTATATTGAACCCTTTCACTTGTGTTGATTGGGCATATATGATTCTTTTCTTAGCTTGGAAAATAGCACTTTCCTTTTACGCCGCAAAATTATAAAGAAAAAACGAGATACTCGCTTAAAATCTATTAAAAAACTAATAGTATGTATTAATAAACTAAAAATAGCTATTAGGAAATTTGGTAGTCTGAGAGAAAGTTATTAATTTTGCGGTATCAAAGTTAATAAAATAGCTTTTGATACATATAATTAATGTAGATATTATTAATAAATTAAAAATAGGAGATACGAAAAATGAAAAAAGAAAAAGACATGATGAATCCATGTAATTGGAGAACCGAAGATGTAAAAGATGCGGTACAAGCAGCAATGCTCGCCGCTAGTGGAATTATCTTAGCGTATGCTGTTATCTGGCTCGCTTACTAAAAAAGGAGGTAATATGGAGATAGTAACAACATTAGTTAAGTTCCGTTGTCGCAAGGATGAAATGATGGAGCAATCAAAGAATGCTCAGATTTTTCTCTTTGAAGGCAAAGAAGGTAAGACTAAGGTATTCGTACCTAAGTCTAAACTAATTATCAAGGATGATGCTTTAGATAGCAACTATAATCTTTGCATCATACCTAAATGGGTATTCTTTAGCACAAAGAACCTTTCGCAGAATGTTGAATTGGTAGGAGAAACGCAACACATGGAGGTTCTCAATGATATTGAAGATTAATAGTATATATAGTAATAATTATTTTGTTTAATGTATTAAAAATAGGAGATACAACAATGAACACAATGGCAATGAATTTGATGGCACAGCCAAGAGTAAATGAAGTAGCGGTTGCAAAGCAGCCAGAGTTAAAGAGTGATAATATGAATCAGTTCTTGGATTTTGAGACATCCAAGGTACAGATTCTGACAATCGAACAGCTTGAACGCACCGAGAAAGAGAATGATGTGTACGGAAAGCCTTTGAAGGGTATCTATCACTTCGACCTCATTCATCAGGTGGAAGACTTGTGCGAGAAGCACGGCTACAAGGCTGAGATTTACGACCTCTTTGCGGCGAACAACAAAGACCGCAATACTCCAGGTGTTACCCGTTTGCCTCAAAAGGAAGCTATAATGGGTGATAGAGCTGTAGAGGCTCATATCCTTCGCCGAGTATTCTGTAATATTCGCTTGCGTGACTTTGATAAGGGCGATGGTAATGATGAGATTACAACCAATATGGCGGTATCATTCCATCAGAAGGGTATTCAGTTAGGTATCGGTAGAAACGTAGTTATCTGTCACAATCAATGTATGCTTAGTGCTGAACATTACGCTGCTACCTACTCAGATATCAATAGCGGAAGAGGAGCTTTTAAGCTCGATGAGCTTCTTCAACGTGCTGATGCTTGGCTCGCTAATCTAAGAGGTATCATTGATACTAATGATGAAATGATTGAGCGTATGAAGAATCGTGAGATTAAAGCACAGGAAATGTTTACCATCATCGGTATGCTGACCTCACTCCGTGTTGCTGCTGAAACGAAATACAAAGGCATCCGCAACCCTCAGGTCATTCCTCTCAATCAGGCACAGATTGGTCGCTTGACCGAGAAAATGATGATTGCCTACTACGAGCGCAATATTGTTACCGCTTGGGATTTGTACAATGCGGCTACAGATATGTATAAGTCAACTCAGCTCGACCAGCCAATGATTCTTTCACAGAACTTGGCAATGAGTAGCTTCATTCAGAATAAGTTGATTTAAAGATATAACTACATAAGATTGAATATAGAAAAGTCGATAACAAGAGCCATAAAGCCGCCGTGAGGTGTCGGCTCTTTCTCTTAGAAGAATTATTTTATTCAGATAAATCTTGCCGTGAGGTAAGTTTTGAGACGTTATTTTTGAAAATTTCATCTTTTTGCCCTACAGCGGTAGGGCATTTATATCCCGAGAAAAACCAATCGCACGGTGTGCGTGAGCTGTAGAATAGTGGTTCCGACTTCTTTTAGTTAGAATAGATGTATGTATTATTTTCCATGCTTTTAAAGTATATGCGAAGATACTCCGTAATAAGCAGCTCTTAATAAGCGGAGGTTGGCGAGGGTTCGATTCCCTCTCTTGGGACTATGTTTTTTAAATATATATAATATGACAGATTTTAACGGAAAATTGAACTTGCTGAAGCTCAAAAGAGCTGGCATAATGCAAATTCAAGGTCGAACTGGAGTACTTCGTTGTTTGGTTATTCCTGTTGAAGATAATAATATCTTCGTTACCACAGATGAAAATAATCATCCGAAGGCTGCTTATATCGACCTTACTGCTTGGGAGCTAAAGAACCCTAAGTATGACGAGACCCACATGATTAAGCAGTCGCTGCCTAAGGAGGTTCGTGAGAAAATGACAGATGAGGAGAAAAAGGCGATACCTATCCTTGGTGGTTTAAAGCCTGTAATTTTTGAAAGTCAGAATGCGGCTTCTTCTTGCGATGCACCTTTTGCACAAACGCAGAATTTGGATGATTTACCATTCTGAGCAAGAATACTCTTAGATAATGGTTTTAAATTAGTTTTAGATTATTAGAAATATGCGTAGTAGAACGAGTAATTGGTTTGAGGTAGGAATCCGCTACCAGAAGACCCAAGAAGATGGTTCAGAGAAATCTGTGACCGAAAAGTATGCGATTGATGCCTTATCCTTCACGGAAGGTGAGAGCGCAATCACAGAGGAAATGGCTGCTTATATTAGCGGCGAGTTTAAGGTTAAGTCAATGCAAGAGGCTTCGTACAGAGAGGTGTTCTTTTCTGATAAGGATTATGATGATTGCTGGTACAAGGCGAAATTGCAATTCATCTCCTATGACGATAAAACCAACAAGGAGAGACGTAGTAACGTGACTTACCTCGTGCAAGCTAAGTCAATGCACAGAGCAATCAATAACATTGATGAGGTAATGGGCAAGACCATGATAGATTACGAAATCATCGGTCTCAGCAAAACCAATGTTTTTGATGTCTTCGAGCATAAGACAAAGGAGGAGAAGGAACAGAAGTCTAACGAAGAAAAGAAGGAGGAGTAAATTATGGCAAGACCTAAGAAAAATGGCGTAGAACAGCCTTTAAATTTGGATGGTAATAATATGCCTATGGAGAATGAGAACGCTCAGCAGAGCCAAGAAAATGCGGCTCAGCAGCAAAATGAGGAGCAAGTTGAAGAGAATGAGAAAGAAAATGAACTTCCTTTTGAAATAGAGGATGGAGTTCCTTCCCCTATTGACAATAATGGTTCGTTCATTATCTATGCTCCAAATGATATTGAAACTCGTAAGGGGCGAATGGAGGTGGTAACGGGCATTACTCTTAAAGAGGGTTATCGTGGATTGATTGTTCCAATTACATTTAACGCTCTTCATGGTTTGCCTACGGAGTCAGATTATCGCCTACAGCACTCCGATGTGATTTCTACGCATGTAGGGGAGAAGGAGATGGTAAGACTTGTACTCTCCATCAATGATGAAACAATGATACAAGAGCAGACGAACTTCGGTTCACGCTCTCGCTACCTTATCATTCCGAAGGGCTCTCCGCTTGCCGTTCTTTTGATTTTTAAGCTGTGAAATATATAATTGCGGATGGAGGTCTATTCTATAGTATCTCCTTCCGCTCTATCAAGTAAACTATGACAGAAGTTGAACGTAAAATGCGCAGAAGTAAATACGGCAAGACCTACTATCAAAAGCATCGTGAAGCTTGCATCGAAAGAGCCAAAGCTTGGTACAATGCTCATAAAGAGTATCGTAGGCTGTATATGCTTGCGTATAATGGTAAATAGTATTTTTATATGGATGAGTTGGATAAAATTAAAGAGTTGAATACTCAATATAAATTGCTGCGAAATAACGGAATGGTGGTAAAAGTAGACCTCGTAACCAATGTGGGAACTTATGTAGTAAAGAACCCTAACATTATTAGCAAGGTGCTTGACTTGCTTATCCGTGAATCGCAGAAGCAGATAGAAAGTGAGGTGAATACATGATAGGATTGAATGATAGACCAACAAGAGCAAAAAGGGTTGTTGTGGTTCAGTTAAAAGACAAAAAGCCTGAACCTTTCCTTACTTGCCCAGAGATTTATTTAAAGTACGATAAAGAGAAGATTGGCATCTGTCTTAATGCTCTATGGAATGCTCTTGCTAAAGATGGTTGCTACGAGAATAAGAAATGCAAAATCTCTTATCAGAGTATCGAACAATTAAAAACATTGGCATGGGAGTAGGTAATAAAGGGTGTTGTGTACTAAAATATCCTCATTCTATAGATGATGGATTATTAGCTCTGTACGCACAGGGGCTTACCATACCCGAAATTAGTAAAAAGGTAGGTATACCTTATGAAACAGTACGGCGGCGACTAAAAGGAAATGGAGTTAAACCTGCATCACCACGATTTATCGCTAAGTATGGTGAAATCCGTTATTTAGGGCGTTTCCGCTACTGGAGCGAGGAGGAGGAACAGAGATTTATTAGATTATTTCCCTTTCGTACAAATAAAGAAATTGCTAAAATCTTCTGTTGTAATATCAGAACAGTTAAGAATAAGGCTATGTCTCTTGGGTTAAGAAAAGATGCCGTATGGTTGCATGAGTATAGATTATCTTCCATGAAGATTGCTGCCATTATATCCAAATCAAGCTCTAAGAAGTTTAGGTTTAAGGAAGGGAATAAATTCGGACATAAGTTTAAGAAAGGGTTTAAGTACGATAAAGAATTTTGGGAGAAATATAGAAGAGGTGAAGTAGCTTTGCCTTGATATTGAAAGAGAATACGGTGTTTATGATAAAATCAAAAAGTATTATTAATTATGGAAGATATTATAATTAAGAAAGATGGTAATTTCGGTTTTGATGTATGGCAAGGAGACAGACATAGTAATCATCTTGGATATGATGAAATGTTGGGACTTGTTTCAGCCTTAACAATGCCAAAAAATAGACCTTGCCTTCATTGGATGAAAACTAACGAAGAATGGGAAAGACAGGATGGTATTCTTGCAACGGTTATAAAGCAGCCTCTATTTGAAGGAATACGTAAATGCGAGATATGTGGTTGCGAGAAGCCGATAAGTGAATTCTCTAAGTCTTACAAGCATCGTTGCAAAGCTTGCCAAGCTGAGGTGGTGCGTAATAAAAGAAAGGAAAATAAGAATGCAAGGAACTAAGTATAATAATGATGTACCTTACGAAAGAGTAGTGCTTAGAGTGTTAGAAAACTACTCGAAGATGCAAACTAAGCTAACTCGTTATCAGAAGAAGGTTAAAGAGCAAGGTGAGTTGCTCAATAGATTAAACAACAAACACAATGATTACGAGAAGGTCGTTGCTGAGCGTGATGAGCTTCTCCAAAAGAATAAAGAACTTTCTCGCCAATTGAAGATTTACGAAGGTGTGCGCAAATACTTCAATGGTCAAGTCTCAAAATTAGAAACTGATAAATAATATATCAATATGAAGAAGATTTTATCTTGGTGCGGTTCTCATACAGAGCTGCTGTGTGCATTCTTTCTGATGGGATGCTGTCTCAGTAGTGCGGTGAAGGATGGTTGGTCTACGGCGATATTATTCTTGCCGTTTATCGTTATGTGGATATATGTCTATCGCTTAAAGAAATTTATTTGTCGTCTTATCAAAAAGAACGAAGAGTTGAAAGAAGCCAATAAACAGCTTGAAAAGGCTTACGAGGAAAAGACTTTGGCGTTTATCAGAACTGATGATTTGAAGATGCTCTACATCTATAGGTATTTGTTGGCTCAAAATAATGTGGATTTATGTAAACGAAAGATTAATTGTACGAAGTATCTTAAAAGAAGAGAATATTATGAACGTATGATTGAATTTTTCGTTAAGGATATTAAGGCTAAAGAAATGCAATAATGAAGTACGATGAGTTTTTAAAGAAGGAGAGCCAGAAGAAAGGCAGAAGCAAACCACGGCACATTGAATCGCAGATTCAGATTCAGATGGTGAAGTGGTTTCGCTTGCAATATCCTCGCTACATCATTGCCGCCATCCCTAACGGAGGACAACGAAGTGCGCTTGAAGCGAAGATTATGAAAGGTGAGGGCGTTTTGGCTGGTTTCTCCGACCTTATTATTATAGCAAGAGAAAATGTCCTATTTATTGAAGTTAAAACTAAGGACGGAATTCAATCTGATTTGCAAGCCAAATTTCAGTCTGATGTTGAGCGATTAGGCTTTCAGTACAGCATTTGCCGCTCCTTGGATGAGTTTATCTTAACCATCGAGAAATGGTTAAAAGATAAGTTTTCTATGTAAAAATATCCGATTTTCTTAGTTTTGTATTAATATCTATTAAAATATTAATAAAAACACCGAAAAGATTTGTTGGTTTCAAAAGAAATTATTAATTTTGCGGTGTAAATAATTAATAAATAGGTTTAACAATTAAAAGATACAACAATGGAAACAAAGAAAATTGCTCGATTCAGATTTACAGCACTTGCCCATACTTTCGATAGTTGGGATGAAGTCTTAGGTTATTACGAAAGACTTGTGAAGCGAGGTAATTGTGTGGTACTTCCTACTGTTTCATTTTGGGATGGTAAGGTGAGAACCAATAAGTGGCACGCACAGGTTAAAAAGAATGGTAAAATTGAGTTTACAGAAATTGAAAAATAGGAGATACGACAATGATAACAATTATCAATAAATACACAGGCGAGGTTATCACCAAGTATTCAGGTGCTTTGGTAGGTGAATCTACAGAGGATTCTTTTATCGCCAACACAAAGGGTTCGGGTACATTCAGAGGACGTTGGAATGCTATCGTAGAGTATTTTATTCCTCTGAAAGGCTTGAATGCCACTCAATGCCTTCTTAGAAGCCAATACGCTGTGAAGGAATGTATGAAGAAGAAATAATTAACGTTTAAATATAGGAGATACAATTATGGCAGTAGCAGTTAGTACAAAAGGTGTTGAGAATCTTGTCAAGCAGATTAATGCTGCTTATGGCAAGGTGATAGTCACAGCTGAGTTACACTCAGACGGGTGGCTCATCCTCGTAGGTGAGAATCCTATTAAAAATATAGGAAATGCTAGCGAGGCAGTTCGTTACCTTGAAGGTGTGAAGCACGGCATTGAATTAATGAAAGAAGGACTTTAGTTATTAATCGGGCAGCGTAATAGCTGCCCATAAAAAAATAGGAGATACAATTATGGAAATCAAGGTAAATATACCACAAAACGATTATGTTCAACCAACCGAAGTTAGAGAGGAAGTCGTACAGGCAATCTGTAATGCCTTCTTATCTAATAGTTGTTGGGATATTTTTCATCCTTTCTCAGGTGCAAATAATGGTAGCCGACCTGCTACAAGACGTATTAGCTTGAGCAATCCACGCTTTAGTGGACATGCCAATGATAAGGATATGGTTAGAATACATGGATGTGAAATGAAAGCTGCCTTTAAAGCATTGATAAAGGCTGGTTATCACATGTATAAAGTGTATGACTATGGCTCTTGGATGGGTTACGCTTGCGATAAGAAACCTTTCCGTGAGGGGGCATCTGAGGTTCTTACGTTTAACGACTTTATTGATTAAGCTTATGTTTATAGAATTTAAGAATTTAAACGTAGCATACGGGAAGGAATTTCCTTTAGCTACCGTATACCTCAATAAGTGCGATAGTGAGCGTTTTTTAAGAGAACAGGGAATAGCTTTATCTGGTTCTTTTAGCAGCTTTATTTCGCTCATTGCAATCGTTGATAATGTACCACAGAAAGCGAGCAGTAAGATTTTCTTTACTAATTATCGCATTCTTAATAAAGAAGAGGAGAAAGATGCCTTAGATACTCTTAAACGAAGTAATCTTACTATCAATGATAAAGGTTTTATTTCTTTCCTTGATTATAAGAAGATTTGCTTTGAGGTTGATGGAAATATCCTTCCTTATGAAGACTTTTGTAAATACGAATTACCTAAAGGTCAGGTATTTAAAACGGTCTTCGATAATGGTTATTCTTACTACGGCTCTCATCCTTTTAAGGGTGATGCTAAGAAATATGCCGACACAGCTATCAAGGTTGCTGAGAAGCTACGGTATCTTTGGTTCAGTTGGACTATGGGTTTCAGACTTAACAACCTTCTTAACGTAGATGTGGTTTACGGAAAAGACGAAATTTATTCAGTTGTATCTAACACATAATGATTATGGAAGAGATTAAAGAAAAGAAGTTTATCATAGAAGCAAAGGGCGAAGTGCCCTTTGCACAACGCACGGGTGATGGCTACGAGCTATTCAATAACGAACGAACAATGAAGTTCTGTGCGAGAAGGCAACAGATACTGGATAATGAAACGGGTGAACAGAAATCTTGTTTTGCCGTTTTCTGCTTCGTTAAAGAGGATGATGGATGGGTACAAGGTGATAACTATCATCAGACGGAAACCATCACCTCTTTTGTTAAGGATTTGAATATCTCTCCTTATTTTACCAATGCGGTAAAAGAATATCGTGAGCAGATGGATATTACAGAAACATGGAAGGTTAAAAAATGGGAATAGGAGCGATTTTAATCATCATAGGCGCATCCGTTATCTCATTAAGCAGCGTTGTTGCTGTTGGTGCAATGAACGGAAAATTAGAAGGTGTGGTAACTATAAAAGAGAAATTCTTGGTTACTATATTCTTATTCATCTTACTCATAACGGGTTGGGTGTTATTGTATAACGGAATATTAATAATTAATCTGTAATAGAATGGGAAAGAGATTAAGCTTAGAAGATAAAGCTAAAATAGCTAACGGCAATGAACGTCATTGTAGGCAATGCAATCATCGTGTTTGCCCAGATGGTTTACTTAAAGTATGCTCGGAGGCTTTTATTCGAGGGTATAAGAAAGGCTATAAACAAAATCAGAAAGAACAGAAAGAACGTATTGATAAGATACTCCACCCTGTTACTGAGCCTTGTGGTAGTAATGCAATCTTTGTCTTTTTCAGAGACGTAAGAAGTGGTGAGTTACAACCTTATATTGAGGATATGAGAATGCCTGATGCAAAATGTTACCAAGATATAGGTTCAATAAAGTTTTCGCCAGAAAAAGACGAGCCGCAGAAACTACAGATTGCATGGTGTTATCCGAAGGATTTGGTTAAGCTTCTTGGATATGATAAGAAGTATGCCGATTTTGAGCGTATAGCTCTTTCTGAAGGCGCATTCTCTTATCCTCGTGAGGAATATGAGGAAAATCTTCAAAAGTACTCTGCCGTGCGCTATGAACACAAAAAATATTATCATTATCGGAAATTAAAAAAATAGCTTTGTTATGGATAAAAAAGATACTAGTCTAACAGTTATACTTGAAATCGGTGGCAACCTTTGTGGTATGACCATAAAGGATAAGGATGATAAAGTTGTGCTATTCGAGCATTTGTCATTTAGTGAGCAAATTAAGATTCTCAATAGCCTTAGTCAGAATTATAACTGCCTTGTGCGGTTCTTAAAAGAAAAGGAGGGATAAGGTATGAATTTGGTTCTATTTGTATTGATTATCATATCTGTTGGGGTTACTTTCGGATGTCTTGTGCAAGGTAATAATGATAAGGAGGAGTAAAGTATGGAAGCATCTATTTTATTAGGCAATCATAATGATTGTAAGATTGATACGGGAAGATATGTAGAGACGGACGTTATGGGTTGGAAAGCCACTATCTATGTACCGAGTGGCATTGATAATGAGCAGATACAGAAAGCCCTTGATTACGCTTATTCTACTCTCTGTCAGAGTTGCTACATGGAGTTTATCTTGGCAGACAACTTCCTTCTTATTTCTAAGGAGGTCTTTGATAAGAAGAAAGTGTTTAAGTTCAATCTTAAAAAGCACTTTACTGAATGCCAAACATCTATTCGTGATACGATGAAGTTGTATGAGCGAAATATGGATGAAGACTACTATAATGAGTATTCTACTTATCTTTGGGATTTGATTAAGGATAAGGTTGAGAAGTTGCGTAAGATGATTGAAAATAAGCTCCGCAATCTTAAATGCAAATACAACCCTTATCTCAGTTCTTATGCCATTACTATTCAGAATCTCGTACAGCAGATTAATGATACTCATAAACACGTTATGGAGATTACCGAAAGGGAGTATGGAGTTGATATTGCTCCAAGCTACGAAAATTATCGGGCTAAAATGGCATTCACGCAAGCGGATAATTGTCTGTACGACATCATGCACGATGAAGCAGAGAAATTCCGTGATAATATCGTTAAAGATAAGAAGGTTATCGCCGTATGGTCTGATATAACAAGAACTCTCTATGACCCTATCAACGCAAAGAAGGCTCGTTTCTCGGCTTTCTATAGCATGCCTGAGGAAACGCAAGCTCTCTATAATTTGCGAGAGGAGGATGGCTTCTGCGAGCCTAAAGACGGTACTAAGAAATTCAAGAAAGGAGCGTAGGGTATGGAGTTAGATAATATTTACTTCGGAGATTGCATTAACCTTATGCGTGATATTCCTGATAAAAGCATAGATTTATGTGTTACTGACGCACCATATCTCCATAATAAATCGCCACTTAGTCCTACGTATGATGGGAGTGAATGGAATCAGAAAAGTTCCTTTGGAAAATCGGAGCTTTATAAATATGGTGGTGATATGATGGGAGGGATGAGTTGTTTCGGCGAAGAAGAAATAGATAAGTTCCTTGATGCATTAAAGCCGAAAATGAAGATAATGAATGCTTATATGTTCTGTTCGGAAGAACAGGTACCGTATTATTGTAACTGGGCAAATAAGAATAGCCTGATGTTTACAATACTCGTCTGGGAGAAGCCGTTATCTATCATTAACAAAAATCGTTTTTCGCAGAACCTGGAGTACATAGTAAGAGTGTATGATTACGGTACTGCTCTTAATCGGTTAAATAATAACTTGTATTATAATCGGGTAAAGAAAGAAAAACCGATTAACGGGAAAAGTAAGAATCATCCAACAGAAAAACCTGTCTCAATTATGCAAGAGTTTGTTGAACTGAGCAGTAATGAGGGTGATGTGGTCTTGGATGCGTTCTGTGGCTCTGGTACGCTTGCGATAGCGTGCATTAATACCAACAGACATTTCATTTGCTTTGAGAAGAATAAAAAATTCTTTGATATTGCTAAGAAACGGGTTAAAGAACGGAAGCAACAACAAACAATTTGGTAATTAGTTTTAGGTATGGATAAGAAGGATATGCGTAAGCTGATGCACTATGCACGTATTCGTGCTAAGTACAGAGGGTTGAAATTATCGCAAATCACAGTTGAAGAGTGTATTAAGGATATGCGCTTTTGGGAAAAAGAGATTTTTGCGTATGCGTTATCAAGATACCTTGAAGGATAGAATGATTCTCATTTTATCTTAATATATATGTTGTATCTCTTTGGGGGCGGCGGTCTCGGCTGCTGCTCCCTTCTATAAGTATAATAAGTTTATCAAGGTAAAGAAATAAGTCGCTGATTCTTAGCAAGAAAGCTATTAAACTCTATTAATTCCGATTTATTTCTATTAAAACCAAAAATAGTTGGAGAAAAAGTTGGTAGTTCGCAGATTTCTTTTTAATTTTGCGGCGTTCAATAAATAATTGTGGCGAGGTTGGAAGCTCTGCCGCATCAAGGTAGGGCATTTTTTATGCTCGCTTCTTAATGGATTACGATATACGTGTATCGCTCCCCTTGGGTGTATTGTAATGGTGCATCCGTGCTTTCCACAATTAGGCATTGAACAAAGGGGTAAAGCGGTACACTCTTTTTGTTGTATCAACCCCACAAGTTGTTAATGTTCAAAAATAATTGTAAGATGAACGATGTGCAAATTTTTAACTCTCCTATGTTTGGAGACCTCCGTGTTGTTCGGGATGAGAAAGGCGAACTGCTTTTCTGTCTAAAGGATGTTTGTAATTCACTCGAATTACAAGTTACAAAGGTAAAGGATAGACTTACCCCCTACCTCCCTACTATTAAGGTAGGGGTAGTAACTGGCAAGAAGTCTGATGGTTCAGATTCTATTCAGTATATAGATATGTACTTTATTACCGAGCCAGACCTTTATCGTGTAATTTTTCAATCTCGCAAGTCTTCCGCTCGCAAGTTCCAAGATTGGGTTTTTGAAGAGGTGTTACCTACTCTTCGTAAGGAGGGTTCTTACTCTATGACGCAATCTAAGCAGCCTTTGGCAAGCTATCAGATTGAAGACCCTATAGAGCGTGCAAAGCGTTGGATAGAGGAGCAGCAGCACACAAGAGCACTTGAAGTTCAGACCGAACAACAGGCACAGACCATCGGCATTCAGCAGAAAGAACTGACTGTTGCCGCACCAAAGGTAAAGTACTACGATGATACACTTGCATCAACGGACTGCCTTACCACCACACAAGTTGCTGATGACCTCGGTATCAGCGCAAGAGCACTCAATCAACAACTTTCCAATGCAGGTATTCAATACTTTCAATCAGGTTCTTGGCATTTGAAGGGCAAGTACCGTGAATGGCAGCTCGCAAGCACCCGAACCTACAATTATATCAAGGGTGATGGTACTGCGGGCACAAAAGTAAACCTTGTATGGAATCAACGTGGCAAGCGTTTTATTCTTGCTCTCTATAACAACGACTTTAATGTGAAGGATGCCATCGCTGAAATCAACGGCGAAAAGAGAGCTGCGCTTGTATCTAAAAACAATCAGTCTAACTTTTAATTGAATAGGAGAAATCAAAAATGGATAATCGGAATATGATGATAGAGGTAACAGTTGATAATGATGCTACTCAGCGGTGTGTCGGTTTGCTCAAAGAGCTTATGGCGGTACAGGAAAAAGCTATGAAGTTCTTGGTATCTGAGGGTATTGATGATAGCAATGAGGGTATGATGATTGCCGAAGGTATCGGTAACGCCGTGAAAGCCTTTGGTGGCGTACTGCCAGAGGGCATCTATAATAATGTACTCGGTATTGAGGTTTAACGTTATGCGTGAGTAGGAGATACGCAATACAACAAGGTGTAAATAATTATGGAGATACAAATATAAAAGGCAGTACTTTGAGATACGTGCTGCCTTTATTTTGTTTATATATAATCTCTGTATTTTTCCTGTTATTTACAGAAAAAGCGATACCTTTGTCATGGTAAACAAAATATGAAATTATGGCAAAAGTGCAATTGCAAATTAAGGGTATTGAAGCCCTCAAAAAGAAACTGATGGAGCGAAGAGAGATAATGATTAATTATCTTACACACGCTATGTCTGAATTGGGCGAGCGTGCTGTTACCTATTCTAAGGATAACAAAGGCTACCAAGACCACACCGCAAACTTGAAGAATACCATTGATTATGCTTTATTTCTTGATGGCGAACTTATATGCGTTGGCGACCACAAAGAATTGCATGGAACAGAAAAAGATAAGGCTCATTTTATTTCAGATGCAGCAGTTAAGTATGCCCAACAGCAAGGTATTATTGCTCAAAAAGGCTATTCTCTTGTAATAGCCTCAGGTGTTGATTATGGTCAACACGTAGAAAATAAGGGTTATAACGTATTGTATCTAACAAAGTTTTTCCTTAAAGATGAAATGAAGAAGATAATACTTGAAGCCGTAGAGAATGCGAAGCAAAGTAATTAAGAGTGAGCTAACGACCCACTCTTAGTTTTAGTATAGATGTCCGTAATTCTTATAAGAAAGGCAGGGCACTATTTGCGCTCTGCCTTTTCTTTTTCTCTTTGCTTTCGTTCAGCCCTTGCGAGCCGAATCTCTTCATTAATCTCGTCCATCGTCATATTGACGTTATTCTTCCTTGCTTCTTCTATGAGAGCATTGAAGTTCTCTAAAGCCTTCTTCTTTTCTTCTTCTGTCATTACATTTTCTTTATTTTTTCGATATATGGCTTAAATATACCTTGAAGTTTATTATATGTCTCTAATATCCAAGCGAATATAGGCTCCCACTTATCTTGCTCATATCCACCATATTCATAGTTTGTAGCCATTATCACACTTGTTTTATTATCTTCTGCCAAGTTCCATTGTAGTGCAGGTTTCCCGAATGTCTCATTGATAGCTTCCTTATCTTTTTCTATCAGCTTATAATGCTTTTTATTCTCAGCCTTATCTGAGCCATCAAGCAACAAGCGGACAGAAGCAGAACCTTTGCGTACAAAAAGGTCATAATGAGCTTTTGATGTTCCCGTTGAGATATTCATCCAATGATAACTTTGTGGCATCTTTTGGAAGTCTGCTCCGTTCTTGCTTGCGTATTCATTGAATGCCGTCCAAAACTTCATTAATCGCTGTTCTGTGTCTGATTTCGGCGAAGCTTCGCCCTTCTCGTATGGTGGTGCGCATACAATATCAAACAGTATGCCTACTTTTGAGTTGCCGACACTCACGGCAGTTGCTTCAATCAGATAGAAGTTGCATTGAATGGTTGAATCATTCAGCATCTGAATGGCACTGATATGCTCTGCTCTTGCTTTCTCAACTATCCATACGGCGTAATCAGCGTTATAGTGCGCAGCATAAGTTATTACCTTGCCCAAATGGTCGGAATCGCTATCGCCAAACTGATTCTCTATGATGATGCTTTTCTCTCCATCATCGCCAGCTTTGGCTACAATATCAACTTTCATCGTCTCCAGTTTATGCTCACGCTCTGCTTCTGAGATATTGATTTCCAACTTCTCTGATAGTACACCGATATTCTTTGTAAGCCAAGGCGTGAACCCTGATGCTTCACCCTCAAAGATTTCCTTTAATGGATGAGTATTTATCTGCTCTATCTCTTTCATTGTTATTTATCCATACAAGGAATTTTCATTTCCCACAATGATACTCTTTCAAATTGTTTCGCAAGGATTCTTATATATCCACGACCTTCTTTTAGGTATTTTACTACCTCTCCTTTCTTAAACATTCCAGGTGATGCCGTTTTAGGATTTCCACTCTCCAAGAACATAGTTATCTTCTGTTTCTTTTTGAGCTGCCCATTCTCATCATAATATCCAAATGTAGCCACAAAGGAGTTATTCTTATCGTAATCAAAGATACCTTCATTGCAAATGATTCTAAAATCATTTTTATAATGAGACCAGAAGATAAAAGTATTCTTCTCTTCATCCTCATACATAAATGATACATACTCTTTTGTTCCTCTTAGTTCATCTGCCTTATGTAAAGTACTCGACCACTCTTGTGCGAATGTTTGCATCGTAAAGAATAGCATAGCTCCGATAAATAAAAGCTTCTTCATATTCTATATCTCCTATATTAATATTTATAAATTGTACAATACCTACTTAAAACACGCTCTGCGGCATTATCTTTTCCTTGCTTGGTATATACTAAGGCAAGGCGAAGATAACCCGTTCTGCGCAAGCAACCGAGGTACATCAGCCGCTCGTAGCAATATGTGGCTCTGCTTAGTATTCCATCACGGAGGTAGCGTTGAGCCATTGCCGCCAACTCCTTTGGTGATGCGTTATAAATCTGTGTCATAACTCGTCTGATTTGGTTATGTATGCAAAGGTAGCGAAAAAATGAATACTATATATTTATATTGCATTTTTTATATTAATATAACCTTAATTTACATATCAATATATTAAAAGCTATTAAAATACTAATAAAAACACCGAAAAGATTTGGTGGTTTCAAAAGAAATTATTAATTTTGCGGTGTAGATAATTAATAAATAGGTTTAACAATTAAATTATAGGAGATACAACAATGAAAGTTACAATGATTAACGGAAAGGTAGTAGAGGCTAACGTTTTTGATTACGTTGCTCAGATTTACGAAGGTGGTAAATGGCAGACAGTTGCCGTTAACTCTGATTACAATGAAGCTGAAAAGAAACGTAAAGAGTATGCCGTAAAGGGCTGCTATACAAGAACAGAACAGCTTTACTAATTAATGATATATAGGAGATACGACAATGAATAAGTACGCAGAATTAAAGAAGAAGCATCAGAAAGAGCTTAATAAATTGCCCATGAAAGCAGCTTTTGGTAAAGAGCAGTTTAAGAAAATGATGGAAGAGTGGGGGCTTACCACCAACGCCGAAGATATTAGTAAGATTGATATGCTCGTTGGTGGTTGCTATTGCTTAAAGAAAGATACCCATCTTTTCGAGGAGCACTTTCAGAGAACACAGAAAGAGCTTAAAGAGTTCTTAAAGGATGGTGATAATCTTAAATCAGCATTCAAATATGAGTTCGCTAACCATGAATGCGGATATACATATACACCTCAAGATGCGCTTCCACCGCTTAATCTTACCTATGAAGAGGTTGAGAAGAATGAGCGTTTAAATAGGGTCTTTAACGAGGCTTGGTGTGAATATTTAGATGAATGTGAATAAGATATGTATAAAGAAGGCGATATTTTAACATTGGAGAATGATTGGAGAGGAGAACATTGCGTCTTCATCCTACATAAAGTACATAACGAAGATTGGATAGAAGCTCACGCTAAGTATTCTTTCATATTCGAAAAATTAGGGATAGGGGCAGGCAATACCTCTACGAATGTAAAGTACTCTACAGGGTATCTAAGGAAAGCAAATGATACAGAAAGAGACTACTTATTAGGGATAATGAAGGATAAGGGCTATTCTTATGATTTTAAGAAGAATAAACTGCTACATTCATTCAATTATGAAAAAGGAAGAGATTAAGATAAATGAGCATTGTGAGCACTATTTCTTAGGCTTCTGCCACTTCTATTTAGGTGGCTGCTGCTCTGGTATTAAATGCGGATATAAATAATTAAGATTATGACAAAGTTTATTGAGGTAAAGTATAAAGGGCATTGTACCCTTGTTAATATAGATAATATCGCTTACGTTGAACCTTCACGGAATGGCGATATAGCAACATCTATAAAGCTTAATTGCAAGACCACACCAACGGGCGGTCAAGTGATTCCCTGCGAGGATGATTATCACACATTCTTGGAGAGATTGAAAAACCTTGTTATCGTTGATAAAGCTGAGTAAGATATGAGAGCATTTGACGTACTTTTAGCCTTATTCGGCAACGTTATGCTCGAAATGGAGTATAAGATAATCAAGTATAATTAGCTTATGGCTCGTTTTGCTCTCAGAAATCAGGAGAAGATAAAGCAAGCATTCGGGGAAGAAAGGTTGGATGAGCTTCTGAAAGCATTGAAGCTGTATTCAGCCAAGTACCCGAAATTATCGTTAAACACAATCATCGAAGAGGGTAAGCCTTATCCTTCTTTCGTAGTTGATAAGGTAGCCGTATTATATGTAACTCGCCTGATGTATGACGTTTATCACGTTGCTTTAAAGGAGTTCTTATAAACAAAAAGCACCGTCCTCGGAGATACGAATGAGGACGATGCTAGATGTAAATAATTATTATGTTTAACGTTGTGAGTACATAGGAGATACGCACTCGATACAACAATTAATGCAAAAGTAATAAAAAATATTTGGTTATCTGAATATTTCTTCGTAAATTTGCGAATAATTAACATTAAAATAGGAGATACAGCTATGATAGGAGCAATTATAGGAGATATTGTAGGCTCTAAATATGAGTTTAATAACACATTTTATTATAACTTTAAACTATTTGACAAAGGTTGTAATTTTACAGATGATACTATCTGTACAATAGCTATTGCTGATGCAATATTACAAGCAAAAGATGGGATACCAGATGCGTCAGATTTCAGAGAATCGCTTCTTAAATGGTGTAGGCGTTATCCAAATCCGATGGGAGGATATGGCTGTGGTTTCTCTAATTGGCTTACAAGTAAGCACCCAGAGCCTTATGATAGTTTTGGAAATGGAGCAGCTATGAGAGTTAGTCCTGTGAGTTGGGCGTTCGAAAATAATGTTGATGCTGTTCGTCAGGCAATGATGAGTGCAAAGGTGTCACATAGTCACGTTGAAGGAATGATAGGTGCTGCTGCGGTAGCAGATTGTATCTGTGATTTAAGAGTATTTAAAAGAAAAAGTTTTATTAAGACAGCAGCGATATTATATTATGGCTCTGATTGGGATAAGAATCTTATTCCAAGAGGAAAATGGGCAGAAACTTGCCAAGAATGCGTTCCACTCGCCTTTAAAATAGTCCTTAATAGTGATAGCTTCGAGGATGCAATCAGAAATGCTGTATCATACGGCGGTGATAGCGATACGATGGGAGCAATCGTTGGTTCAATCGCTCAGCCACTCTTCGGCATTCCACAAGAAATGAAGGAAAAAGCATTGAATTATCTTCCTTTGGATATGAAGGATGTAGTAATTAAATTTATTTATAGATATGGCGAATAAGAAAGATTTAATCAAGTTCTGCCGATACTTCAAAGGTGAAGCAGAGCCATCAAAAGAAACAAATGTATTGTTCTGGGAGTATGAAAAGGTTTGGGTAGAGCTATCAGAAAATCCAAAGGAAGATAGTGAAAACTTTAAAATGGTTGGTAATTGGCTTGATGATTATTTGCGTGCTGGTCTTAGTTTATTTAAGAACGATGATGGCGTTCCTATTACCTTAAAAGCTCTTTTATTCAATCGTTATACACACTGGATGCAAACAAACGATGGCTTTAAGGAGTGGTACATAAATCAATACAAACAAGAAAAGGAGTGAGAAATCACCCCTTTTTTTATAATAATGGATGTTTATCATATCCGATAACCTCCATATCCACATAAACATTACCGTATGGCGTAACTTCAACCTTTGTTATTCTAAATCTCGTTCCAAGCTGTAAGATAGTCTCGTTCTCGTAACCAAACTGCGAATGAGGTGAAGCGTAGAATGCCTTTGTTCCTTTAGGACAATATATATTAAAGATAGTTCCACTAAATCCTGTGCCTTTTGCTGTTCCACAAGAGCAGAAACTCCAGTCGGTAACCTCTTTTCCAACAAACTTTTGTAAGTCTGCTTTTGATAGATTTTTTACACCAAAGAAGCCTTCAACTCCTTCCCAATTTTCATTACCTCGCTGTAGCCACATATCTTTCTTAGTTACGCTCTTTTCAAGTGCAGAATAAAGAGATTTTATGTGGTCTTCACCATATTCTCTATCCAAAGGTACGTTTCCAACTCCTTTATAATGAGACCATCCCCAACTGCCATCATATCCTCGCAAAGGTCTATTCATGTGTCCGCTACCTCCCGTGTATGCTCTACAACCAACGTGCTCTTCTTTTGTCATAACATTATTCCAAAAAGCATTACTCTCGGCATCAAATAACTTATGACTCTCGGTTGAGGATTTACACCAAATAGCAGCATTCTTTCTTGTTTGCGAGTAAGCATCTGTATCAAACGGAATAGAGCCATTGCTTTTGATACCTCTTTTTGCTTTGAGGTTCATTAGTTGTTGTCTCTTGGCTTCGGTGTCTGATAGAAGTTGTTGTGCGAGTGCCATATCTTTTGCATTGATAGCGTTTTCAAGGTCGTATAGCATTTTATGGTAAACCTTGCTTTGCGTATTGTAGGTTTTAACATCAGCAAGTTTAGTACTGATATTTGCCCAATCAATAGCATCTTTAACCTCGCCAAGTTTCTTTATATATGCCGCTTGCGATACCTTCCATGTAGCATACTTCTGTTGAACCCCGTGCATATTTCCACCAAGGAAATCAACTGCCTCAAATTGCAATTTGCTAACTTGCTTTTCAAGCGTCAAGCTTTGCCATTGAGCCAACTTCGCCTCTACGGCATCATATACTCCGTGCAATTCCTTTGACGTGAACTGCTTATGCCACTTATTGACATCAGGGATGAGAGCGGAAAGTGATAGTTCATCCTTTTTAATGGCAGAAATGGCGTTTGCGAGCGTTTTTGCTTCTTTCCTAGCCAATGTATAGTTAGCAGACTTTAATGCGCTTAGAACGGCAGAAACATCGGTCTCTCCGTAATTAGCAGCCACCTTCATAACATTCATTGCAACCTTGCGGTCAGTCCATGCAAGTTTAGTCTGATAACCTCGCTTGAATCTATCAAACAAAGAAGCTATCTCAGAAGCACTCTTTTTGTCCTTGATTGCGTAGCGGATAGCATAGTACCGTTCAAAGAGGTCTTGGCTCTTTATATCCGTAACAGATTTACTACCGAGCAGATTATGAACCAAGCCATTGTAATAGTCACGTCTATGCTTATCCCATCGGCTCTGTATTTTATCTATTTGCTCCTTAGTTCTAAGGGCGTGGCGTTCCTTTGCCTTCGCAAGTATAAGCTCCTTAGAAGAAACCGACTTTAACCCCAATTTCTTGCGGTCTAACGGGCTTAAAAGATGTGCCCAATACTTTGTATTATCTTGTAAGTGCCAAGCCAATTTACCCTTCATTCCTGCCTTCACGATAGCTTCGGAGTTATCCTTGATGTACTGATTGTACTTTTCGGGCATAGTAAGCACGGCAAAAGGGGATACGTAGTTACTCATATCCTCGCCAGCCATCAAGCGTTTATAAAACTCCTTTTTCTCATCGCCTTGTATAGTGATAGGGTCTGAGGTGCAGATACATTGAGGATGCCAAGAAATCCATACATAATCTTTCGGGTAGCGACCTTCAAGGTCGTTGCATATATCATCAATATTATGCTGTGGTGATACGTGAATATACTGACCGATAACGAATGGTTCTTTCTGCCATCGCTCATTTCTTGCCTTATGATATGCGGAATTTATCTCAGTTCTTGCTACTCTGAGAGCGTTCTTTCTCGCCGAGCGGTAAACACCCATGCCTACCTTCTCCAAAGGCTCTTCAATAAAGCGCACCTTGCCGTCAATGATTCTACGTCTGCGCCAAGTCACCACATCTTTCTTCTTTCCGTTCTTCTGAACCTTGATGGTATGATAACGGCGATACATCATATCTGGGTCGTTAAGGTATCTGCGAATACTCTTGCCGATTTCCTCTGCTGATGAGCCTTGTTTGATTCCGTCCGCAATGGTGTTGCTCATAGCCATTTCAAACTCACTCTTCGTCTGTTGGCAGTAGTTCCAAACAGTCTGAGCGAGATTCAATCCGTTCTTTGTTTTCAAACGATTTGCAATAAACGTGGCTGCGGCGGTATCTCTTGCAACCCTTATAGCTTTATCAGTAAGCACGGAATAACCGCCTATAACCATCTCATCGTGGTTATACGCCAACGCTACACCATCGGTGATGCCGCTCTTATAACAAAGAAGGCTATTCTGATAGTAATCATTAAAGATGTCGTTCAAACGAGCCTTTAACTGCGGAAAGTTATCAAAGTTAAAAAGCGCATCATCTTCGAGCACATATTCTCCATAGCCAAGAGAGGTGAGCTTCTTGACATAATCGCTGTATAATCTGCCCAACCGCTTATTATAAACGGCGAACAGATTATTCAGTTGTTCTTTCTGCTGTTTTGATGTGAGCTTCTTTGACATAGTTATTCTTCTTCCTCTTCTTCATTGGAAACTGACTGACTTCCACTTGCGGCACTACCAAGTCCCGAAAGGGCTGCTTGCTGCGCCAACGCTTCTTCCTGTTCACTCTTCATTTCTTCCTCAACCTTATCAGGGTCATCATTGAGAGGATTAAGCTCGATAGCACGGCGATTAGAGGTAGATTTCGCACCACCATTGGATGAAGTGATAAGTTGCAACATTTCAACATCATTCTTTGGCAGATATGGCTTGAATACTGGCTCAAAGTCAATCTGCTCAGCAACACTCTGGTCGATACCCTTTACGTAAACTCCCGTATTACAGATGCCGTTAGCTACGATATTCGAGCGGCGAGTGAACATTTCACCGAACATTTCTGTCTTCAAATCCGCTTTCATATAAGGAGCGGTGAACATCAAACGGATAGCCGCACCCGAGGTGTTGCTGCCCAAAGTCTTCATATTCTCAAAGCTGATGTCGGCTGTTGAAGTGAACGAGTAGATGATATTAAAGAGATAAGCAATTTCTCCCTTTACACTCTCAGGTGACTTATCCCAAGAAAGAACGTTCATACTTGAATCGTTACCACCTACGAATACAGCACCTTGCTCGCCCTTCTCAGCAAAGCCTTCCAAACGACCCTTGATAAAGTATTTAGGTGTCCCGAAATAGTCATTTGTATCACCCCAATTAGAGATACAAGTCTCCACTCTATCAATAGCCCATTGAACATCTTCCCACTCTGCTTGGTCTTGTCTATAGTAAACGACAGGAACTTTCGTGAAGCCATGAGGTAGGGCAGAGATAAGCTTCCATCCTGCGCCATCAATATTAGTGTACTGATAGCACAATCTATCTGTATATACATCAAAATGTAGCTCAGATTTTCCAAGCTCATCATATACATAGTACTCACGGGCGAAGCCATCCATGATATGGAAATCGTTGAAATGAGGGTAGAGCTTATCGCCGTTTGAAGGTGAAAGCAACTGAACTCGGATTTCGCCTCGAAGCTTTCCCTCTGCGTCTGTTGGCATATACCATAACTCGGCGCACTCACATTCCTTGAAGAGGGTACGGGCAAGTCGCTTATCGAAGTACTTCATCTTGTTGTCGTGATAGCAATGCATGATGCCGTCATATAGCTTCTGCTGCTTATCATTCATCTTCTTTATATCAACACCATGTGCCGTAGCTTTATAGGTAACGGCATTCATAAGCAAGAAACCTACAGTAAGATTTACGATTGACTTCTGAGCTGGGATAGCGATTCTTACTGGCTCAACTTTCTTATCCTTATAAATCGGTTTCTGTGTGATAGGGTCATACTGACCCGTAGGTACTTTAATTCGCTTCTTAGGACGGAAATCCTCATCAAAGATTTTATGCTTTGATGGATTCCATTGGTCTTCAAGCACACTCAGTGGTGTCTTAAAGCCTTTCTTTCTTGCTGTCAATACCGAGCGGACTGTGCTCGCATCTTGTGCTACTATCTGTTCTATTGCTCTCATATATGAATATTTTTTGTTATAACAAGGGCAAAGTTAGTAATAATATAACTTATATAGGCATGAAGAAGGAACCATGTGTAAACAAAAGAAAAACGCCTATTTCGGCAGTCTTCCAATGTGCCAATGATTGCACTCACTACAAAGATATGCGGAGTAACCGAGTAGCCGCTTTTTCTTTATGTATCTTGCGGCTACCTTCTCATTATCAAAGGATAATTTGGCTACTCCTCTGCTATTATAGTGGGAGCGTTTACGATGATGCTCCCTTGGTTGTTTATCATATATTCGTTTCATAAGCTTTTCGATTTCACCCCATCAGACCGAGAATGTCGGCGGCTTGCATTCCGCTGCCATAATCGCCCAATAACTTCTCCATGACAACATATCGGCATGCGTCTATAGCGTGGTTATACATATCTATAGGCTCATTAAGCCACTTTCCTTCCTTGTCTTGGCGGTAGGTATAATTGTTAAATTCCCTTCTTACATTTGTAGAGCGTTTTGTTATATGAATTGTGTATTCTTGCATCTTCATAATACTAGCTTGAATAGAACCTGCGAACTTCTTCACAGGTTTTATATCAATACCAGCATTATAGATTTCATCAATCAGACGAGGGTCAGCACTCTCTGATATTACCTCAATATTTTTTTTATCCTCTTTCAATACCCTAATAATATCAGAAGCAAGCATTTCTGTCTGATAGCATATTTCATCTATATAGATAATCTTTCCGTAGATATACACATCAACAATCGCCGTAGGGTCATTGGAGTAACCGAAGTCAATACCTCTGTATCGGTGTCTGTGCGCTTGTATAGGAATATAATCATCAACAACTACATTCTTAAAAATCAAGCCCTCAACCATAGAGCGCAATCCCAAACCATAAATACGCCAAAGGCTCGGATTCTTCCATTTAAGGCTCTCAATCTCAGCGATAACCTTTGGTTCGAGAAAAGGGTTGTCCTTATAGGTGGATATAAACCAATAAGTGCTTTTCTCCTCATTTACCTGATTTATCCAATGGTCTTCTGAGAAGGAAGGGTTATAATCAAGGATAGAGAACTCCGTGGTACGCATCTGAAGCTGCTGCCATTCGATGAAAGAAAGCTCATTTGCCTCATTTACGAAAAGTATCTTACGTTTAGAACCACGCACCTTCTGCTCATTATCGGTGGAGAAGAACTCAATCCAAGAGCCGTTTGGGAAGGTATAAACGAACTCCGATTTATTCATGCACTTATCATCCCACCAACCAAAGTTGAGCATTATATCTTTGAAATCACGATAGACAGTTCGTTTAATGGAAGGCATACCAGCACGAATGATGGAAACGGTCGTTCCAGCATAGTTGAAGCAAAGCATACAAAGGAACTGCACAACGCTATACGTTTTGGCACTACGACTTGAGCCTTGAAGAGAGCAAGTTGTGAACCCTGCTTCTTTCGCTGCCTTTACCCTCATGTAGTTCTTTGCTAAATATACGTGCGGCATATCTCTATTATCCTTTATCTGCTCTTATTTCTTTATCTCATCAACTGTGACTAAGGTATCGTTGTGCGAACCGCCATGTGCTACGATAAGAATCTCTTTACATACCGCTCCGTTACATTTTCCTATTCCTTGTGTATTCCAACCACAAGAAATACAGATACCTTCATTCTTTAATATTCTTGCAATCTCCTTCTTACATAAAGACCAATATTTGGCATTAGAGACATTTATCTCCAATTTCTCTTTGCCAAAATCCTTATATAGCAAAGATGCTTGTGTAACACTATAAGGTGGGTCGTATAATACCATATCAGCAGAGTTGGATTTCTGCCCTTGAAGGAACTTTAATGCGTCAAGGTGATACTGAGTATCACAGTTCGGATTTAAGTCATTGCGAATTGTTCCGAGCTTGCAATCCTTTGCGAATGGGTCAATAATAACACCACCTTTATTATATTTATCAAAAAGTTCTTTGATTGGCTTTATACCGAAAGTATCACCACTTGGCATAGCCCATTTCTTCTGTATTTCCATATATTTATTCTCCTATATTTTTATCTGGCTCAGCATCCTTCTTTTCTTTCTCTTTCTGAATCTCAGCGAGAATCTTCTGATACTCTTCATTATTGGTAACAACATGTACTTGCAATGGGTCTTGCTTAATCTGCTCGCCCTTGCTTGTAAGGTCAATGCGCTGAATCTTTCCGTAGGCTCTATCAATAACTCTTTCGAGCACATCAAGCCCTTTCTTATCAAGTATTCCCTTGGCAATAATGCGTTGCATCATCGGGCGTGACTTATCTGTCAACACCGCCTCCAATTCGGCTTGGGGCAGGGTAGCGATATACAGAAAAGACTCTGCGATAATCTGAGAGGAAGGCACTTCGTAGCCCTTCTCCTTCATTTCTTCGATGAACAATGACATCGTCTTAGGCTTTGGTGGTCTGCCCTTCGGGTTGCCAACTCCACCTTTCTTAAACTTACCTTTTTCAAGGTTTGCAAGCTGTTTCTTTCGCTTGCTTTCATCTCTTGATAATGGCATATTAATAACTTTTATTCCTAATTTATTCCCAACAATAGCTTTTATTTAAGAAAAGCATCTTTATTCTCTTTTTCCTCTGCTGCCATTTCTCGGCACATTTTCAGTACATTAAAGTACTCTCCAAGATTGTTGTTATAGAGCAGCTTTGCTATCTGCTGTACAAAAGATGACTTGCGTCCATCTTGTTGCAAAGTCACTATCTGGCTCGCTGGCATCATCAAGAACTGCTCCATGATTTCAACCTTTTCCTTAGAGGAAAGAAGCTTCTTGGTAGGAAGCAGAAACCCCACTTCCTCCAAGATTTGTGTTTTGACTGACTTAACCTTCATACTTATCACCATTTACGAGGTTCATAAACTCAGCCCTCACTTGTGGGTCGTCTTTGAATGCACCTTCAAGGTAAGAAGAGGTCATAATGCCCTTCTTCTTTGCACCTCTGAACTCTTTGCAAGAATGATGACCCTTCATCACGAGAGCAATACCAAGTGGTGGGTATTCGCTACCGAGAGCATCTTTCAGCATATCTACGATGTCGTGTACCAATCGTTCCTGTATCTGTAAGCGAGCGGAGCAGTAATCAACTACACGACCTATCTTAGAGATACCGAGAATCTTTCCCTTTGGATTCGGAATATATGCGAACCAATACTTGCCCCAAAACCAAACACAATGATGCTCGCAGTTTGAATGGAAATCGCCTTGGTCGATAACCATGTTATCATAGATGATACCGTCATCATTGTTATCAAAGGTGGTAATCTTCGGCTTCTGTGAAGGGTCATAACCTCTGAATATTTCTTTCCACATTCTGATAATGCGGTCAGGTGTGCCCTCTAAGCCCTTGCGGTTAGGGTCTTCACCGATATACTCCAAGAGTTCTTTGATATGCTTTTCTGCTGTTTCTTTTGTAATCTTAGCCATATTATTTACCTTTCCAATATTCTTTATAATCTTGCTTCTCCTCCTCATTAGGCTCATATACCTCATAAGAAGTACCGCATTGCATACAATGATAGTAATCAACTACGGAATCATCATCCTCGCTGCGGTCACCTGATGAATCCCAACAAAGTTTCCCACCGCAATAAAAGCAGATAGGACGATACTTTGTCGGGGTTTTCTTTTTATTCTTGCTCATAGGCGAAATGATTTATTTCACGTTGAGAATCTTCTGCTGCTGTAAGGAAAGCCGCCATTTAGGGTTAGCCTCTACGAAAGCAACTGTTTGTTTCAGAATCTCAGCATTCTTCTTCGCATCGCCTGTATCACAAGGCTGAACGTAGTAATAATCTGCATCAATACCACAATCGGTAATCTCGTGCTCACCATCAAAGACAATCTTTACCTCGGTAGCAACCTTAATGATAGGTTCTGCGCCCTTAACGAATAAGCACTTAGGAGAGCAAGTAACCCAGTTGATACCACCTGGAATCTTGTGCGTTCCGTTGGTCTCCACAGCAATATAGTAGCCCCAATTTTGGAGAAGAGTAGTAAGCTCCTCATCCACTTGCAATGTAGGCTCACCGCCCGTAAAGACAACGAACTTGCAATCAGGTGAGAGCAACTGAATCTTATTCAGAATATCAATAGCTCCCATTTCCTCATACTTCTTAAAATCAGTATCACAGAAAGGACACTTCAAGTTACAACCCGAGAAGCGGACGAAGATAGCCGCTCTACCTGCATGTCTTCCCTCACCTTGGATAGAGTAGAAGATTTCGTTTACTTTATACTTAGCCATTAGAGAGCCTCCTTTCCGTCAATCTTATCATCGTCACAATAAACGGCGATATTGCCTTCACTCTCCTGTACCTTTGCCTTGTAGCACTCTGAGAACTGCTTAGTAACCCACTTAGCAATATTCTCAGCGGTAGGATTGAATAGCAAAAGCTCATTAAGATTTCCGTGGTCGAGATAACCATGAATCTTCTGTTTAAGATGCTTAAAATCCATCACCATACCATCTTTGTTTAGCTTTTCAGCCTTGCAGTAGACAGTAATAATCCAATTATGCCCATGAAGGTTGGCGCACTTGCTTTCATAAGAGAGATTCAGCTTATGACAAGCGGCAATCTCCATTCTTTTTGAAACGTAATACATAATTTTTCTTCCTTTTATTTTGTTATTTCAATTTTTATTCTTAATTTTGCGACCGAGAGGAATAAATCGGGTGGGTCAGTACACTGGCTGCTCGATTTCATGCTTATTCTTCAAAGGCAAAGAGGTGTACCTGCTTTGCTGTTTTTTATCAAAGTTTATGGCGATGAACATTGCCTGATAAGCCAACAACAATAACTTCTTTTAAGTTACCTCTTTCATTTCCTTTTGCATGAGTGAGATACATAGAAATTTGGTCTTTGACATATTCCTTTGTCATAGCCTTGTTATTCTGTATGAGGATAGCAACCTCTGCCCCTTGCTTTGCAGCACTCTTCAATGCATTCTCTACCTTATAGGCACTCGCCGAGTTGATGGTTTTCATATCCATCACGGCGTGCTCTTTGAAGCCATCAGTCTTCTTCGCTCCCGTTATATACGACATTTCGCTCATCAAATATACACGATAACCCTTTTTGGCAAGAACTTCTGCGGCATACATTTCCTTATTGGTATTCGGGTCAGCAATCTTATTATGGTTGTTATGTACCACATAATAACCGCCGCTTTTATCGAAGTAGCTATCTTTATAGTTGCCCGTAGAGACGATGGCTTGAAATTCTGATTCTCTCTTAGCCATCGTCTTAGGGTTACCCGAATAGTTTCGTGTACCTCCGCTTGCCTTACTCATCCTCGTATTCAGTTGGGTCAGAGATACCAGCATCACGGAGAGCTTCCTTGCGTTCCATACAAGTTCCACACTTACCACAATGCTTCTCACCGCCTTTATAGCAGCTCCAAGTTTCAGCGTAGTTAATGCCAAGCTCCTTGCCGTGGCGAGCAACATCTGTCTTCGTAATGTTGGTGTAAGGAGCATCAATGCTGATACCCTCGTAAGTACCATTCTTCATAGCCTCTGACATGGCATCAATAAAGCCCTTGCGGCAGTCTGGATAGATAGCGTGGTCGCCGAAATGGTTAGCAATAAGCACCTTCTTCAATCCATTACTCTCTGCGATACCGCAAGCGATAGAGAGCATAATGCCGTTACGGAAAGGAACTACGGTTGATTTCATGTTCTCATCATCGTAATTGCCTTCTGGGATAGCTTCAGCACCTTCGAGGAGAGAGGATTTGAAATAGTCGTGAATAAAGTTGAGTGGAATAACAATATGCTTGATACCAAGTCGCTCACAATGCAACTTAGCAAAAGGAATCTCCTTCTGATTATGATTAGAGCCATAATCAAAAGAAATAGCGAGAGCAATGTTCTCTTTCTTCTCATGCAGGAGAGTTACCGAGTCCATACCTCCTGATACAATAATCAATGAATCTTTCATAACTAATTAAAATTTAAATATTTATCTTTTATAATCTTGCACGGGCGTACTTCATAAAGCGTACCCACTCGCCGAAATTATGTGCAGCAACCAACTTTGAGCGAAGTTTCTTGCCCTCAGGTGCTTTGGTTTTATCCATAGTTCCGTTCTTGGCATTGAACTTATATATAGAACCGCTCATATTGCCATAAAGCCAAGCTGTAGAATCCACGGAATCAAAGTGATACGTATGCAATCCTCTGATATTTGTATATCCAAGAGCATGTATCTTGCAGCCATATTTATGTGCTGTCTTTACGAACCAAGGAAATAACTTCTCATATTTATTGATAGGTATCTCTTTAGTCACGATACCACCGATAGCCACATAAGGGTAATTCTTGCACATTTCAATAAAATACTCTTTTCCTCGTGACTTATGCCAAACGGGGATAGGCTTACGTCCACTTAATCTTTCGAGCTTTTCACGAAGTCTTTCAACCTCTTTGATACCAACAACAGAATCAATATCAAGCTCAAAGAAGTTCTTTACGTTCCACTTCTTAATGAATGCAGCATATCCTTCTACGTATTTATCGAAGTTAACTACACCTGCTCCCGACATAAATGTGAAAGCACCACTATCTAATAGGAAATTCTGAAAATTGCCTATCAATCGAGGAAACTCTTTATTATTCTGTAGATAATAGTAAGTTTCCAATATATTTAATCCTTCCCAATCGGCATCCTTGCCGTTCTTTACTGGGTGTTCACCTGCTAAAAAAACTTCCATAGCCTTTTCATAAACATAGGGTCTACTTAAAGTCCCTGCTATATATAATTCCATACTAACACTTTTCCAAAACTTACTAAGATTTCCAGTAAGCCACCGCCGCAAGATAGACTTCCATATCTCTATTATTTTATTTCCACACCTTCGTATTCGGAAACGGCAGACTTGATAATCTCCTTAATCTCATCTACCTTATCTTCCAACTCTTGTGGAATATGGACGGAGAGCTTAATATCTTTAACTTTGCTCTCGGTATTTTGGGCATCCTCGAATAGCTCATCAATATCGGTATCATCCTCATCGGTATTGAGAAAAGAGCAATCAACACCCCAATTCTGCAAATCATCGGTTTCCCATTCACCATTGGCAAGCTCATCCCAATCCCAATTACCTGCTTGCACGTTATCCTTGATAGCATACTCCTTGATTTTCTGAATTGGGGTATCGGTCTTCAAGACGAAACAAGGCAGCTTATCGAAGTTCGTATTTCCACCGATGCGTAACTCGTTAGCCACTCTGAGGCGCATATTACCGCAGATGGTGACGTATGTACCATCCTCCAAGCCATAAACCATCAAAGGCTTGTACTCTAAGAGCTCTGGGCTATCGGCGAGTGACTTGACGAGCTTGTCGTGCTCGCTCTCCTTTAAGTAGCGAGGGTTCTTTGGAACGCCATCAATCTGCCCCTCATTATAGAGGAGCTTTGTAATGTCAATCATTTCACGAAAACCCAGCTTTACAAGAAGCTCATCCTTTGCGATGGATGGGTTCTGTGAGATTCTCTTTTCTCTTGCCATAATTTTATTATTTAATAATTATTATTTGCAAAGTTACGGAGATTATTCGGGTTTTAATAGAAAATAATAGGTTGCGTGTAAACAAATAAAAAAGCTACCCATATAATGAGTAGCCTTTGAAGTTATCATAAAATATTATACCTATTATATATAAGAAAAGCAGCTACCTATCACAGGCGGCTGCTTATAGACTAAAAACTAACTATTATTTTCATTTAACCAAATCTTAACTAATACATATAGTTATGACACCTCAGAACCTATATTCCACAATTTCCGTTTTGCTGATGCAAAGATACAAAAGAAAGCGAGATACAGCAAATAAATGCCATATCTCGCATAAACAATCTTACTTTTCCTCAATCTGTTTAGAGACGTTATCTGTTCGGAAATCCTCAATCTGCTTGGAGAAAGGTGTGAGCTTATCAAGCTGCGCCTTAACAGAGAACTCTTCTCCGATAAAGGCAACACCTTCGTGAATCTTCTGCAAGGCGGCAAGCTGCTTCTTAGTAGTGACAACAGGGTTGATGTAGATACAACCTTTATGGGTCTGGGCGAACCGCCGACACTCAGCACCGCCGCCGTAGATAACAAATAGCGGCTCTTTGCCCTCTGCCCAATCGCTTGCGATGGAATACTCAAAGGCGAGGTTATTCAGTCTATCCGAATATCCACGGGTAGCGAAGGCACGCCATCCACGAGGTACGCCAATCATATTGAGGCGATAGAACTTCTGCGCCACGTTGAGGTCAACGAAGATACCGATACCCTTACCTTGCATACAACGGGCAATCCAACGTTTCTTGTAGATAGCCTGCAAGCCGAAAGATACGGGCATTTCATTATATAGGGAGAAGTTCGGCTCAACGATAACGGCAGGGTGATGCTGCAATATCTTCTCAGGGTGCTCGTAGATAGCTGAGAAGCGGTAATCATCGGTATAGAAGTGCAAAGAGCCTTCGCCATTGAGATTGAAGGTTCTCTTCTGTTCGCCGAAGCAGAGGAAGGGTGACTGACACTCCTTGGCTTGCATATCAATATCGAGTATCGGAATCTCTAGGTCATTGTCCGTTGGGAAGAGCTGGTCGGGCATGGTAAGCTCATAATCTGTTCTTTTCATTCTTTGTTACTTTTTAAGAGTTCTACGATTTGGTTATATATAGATAAGGTGTACTTATCCTTTGACTGAACGTATTGCATATACTTTCGTGCTTGATTGATTACGTTTGCTCTGGTACGGCAGAGTAGGCGAGCCGAGCGGTCGGGATGAATGCAATAATCACGGCTTATGAGACAATATAGTCCTCTAAGGGTGTTGAGCTTAACGGTCTTCACCGCAGAGCAAAGTTCCATGAACGTAACCTTGCCTACCTCACATACCGCTTGCATGATGCGGTCGGAGAGTTCATACTGCTGATATTGATTGTATATCATACGCTATTACTTATTATTTGGTTATTAATAGAAAATATAATGCAAAGTTATAAAAATCTATTAAAAAGCGAATAGAAACTATTAATTATTTTAAATTTATTAATAGAAAAGTTGGTTATTTGACAGATTTTTATTAATTTTGCGGTGTGTTTAAGATAGAACACTATCACTTAGCGAGTTTATGGGGAACTTTCTAAAGTGTAAGATTTTGGATTTACGTGAGCCGCAAGGCTACTAAATACGGAGCAGCAGAGAATCCCCATTTCTTTGCTGCTCTTGACTTTTTAAAGCATCTGTAAAATGGAGATACGCAGAAAGATATTGAACAATATGTATTGCAATCCCGAGTTAAGGAAAGCAATTGCATTTTCCCTTTTCATTAAGACAAGGGTCAAGTCTTCTGCCGTGCAAAGATGGAGCATCAATAAGCTTCACGAAATCACGGGAGTAAGTGCCTGTGCTGTCCGTAAGCGTATTGATACCTTGAAGGCTCTGGGCTTGGTTGAGTTCACGGGCAAGAATAATCGTTGCCTCGTCTTCAAGTCTCTAAAAAGTCATACCTCTCACAGGAACGTCCTCGTTCCTAATATCGAGTTTATCTCAAGGAATGATTCTAAAAAGAATGCCTATGCACAGAATGTAAAGTTCATAGAAGATACCTTATCTGCTATGCTTATCATTGATGTACAGAATCGAAAGAATTACGCTAAGCAAATGATTCAGCAGTCTAAGCACCCTAAAGGCTTAAAAGAGTTGAAGGCGGCTAAGAAGGTTTGTAATCGTTTTGGCTACGGCGATAAGTTTAGAGAGAATGGTATATCATATAAGTATATAGCTGAGAAGTTAAGCGTAAGCGTACAGAAAGCTTTTGATTTAGTAAAATTTGCGGTCAAAAACGAGATTTTATGCAAATACAGAAACATAGAAAAACGTTTTTTATCCTCTATTGACTATGTAAAGGATATGATACTCAATAACTATACTTATATCAAGGGAGGGGTAATCTGTAGGGTGTATGCTAATACCTATGAGGTAATGGAAGGCTCGCCTTCGGCTCGCTTCGCTTCTATCGTGGTATATAATTAGATTATAAAAAACTAAGACTTTGTTTAACGTTTAAATATAGGAGATACAAAAATGTTATTTGAGAAAATTAGTCGTAGATGTCTGCTTACCTTGGATGGGGGGGCAAAGATTCAAGCCGTCCTCACTATGCCAAAGCCGACAAAGCCCATCTTCCCCGAGGAAATGGAGCGTCATATTATGGATGAGTTTAATAAATCGCAGCCAAATGCGGTTCATAAGGTTATCAAGTGTCACATAATGAGGAATTAGTTATGGAAGATTTACCTATAGGCTCAGAAATCGTCTTGAAGGTGGTTGAAAGCGAGACAGAAGAATGTAATGGTTGCTTCTTTGACGAGATAAGCAGCAATATTTATGAAAATATCTGCAAAGATATTTGTTGTGCCGCAATCGACAGAAAAGACGGAAAGAATGTTCAATTTAAAAGAGTGAAGTGATATGGAGACAAAAATTAATATAGCGGCTATTTTAAAGGATAAACCGCAAGGAACTAAGTTGTATGACTGGTTGCATAATATAGATGTAGAGTTAGATACTATCAGTACTACAGATACAGAAACAGTAGTCTGGTGTACGAATGAGACTAATAATAATACTACTTGCCATCGTGGTTATTCCGAATTTGGTACAGAAAGAGGTTATCCTGATGGTTTACAGATTCTCTTCCCTTCTAAGGAAATGCGTGATTGGGCAAAGTTTTCTTGGAAGAAGGGCGATGTACTTGCTAATGGAGAGGGCGACTATTGTGTATTCAAAGAATTTGCTCATTCTTCATACCAAACAGTTAAGGCTGTATTCGTTAAACGTAACAAAGAGTCTATTCATTCTGATTCATGTCTTTTGGATACAAAGGATTGGCACAAAGCATCACATAGTTGTACCGCTACATACATCAATACCATTGAGAAAGAATTAAGTGGTAAGCTGAATATGGAGACCTTGGAGATAGAGAAGGCTCAGCCTGTGTTCAAGGATGGGGATATTGTGTTTATGAAAGGAATTAAAGGTGGATATTATGCAAATTGTATTTTCATCTTAAAAAGTGAATATAAAGATGGAGACGAAAGAGCTTTTTACTATGCTTTCTATAATACTGACGATAAATTTACTATAGCTGAATATGGTAATACAAGAGTTCATTATAGTCTCCGCCCAGCAACTGACTCTGAGAAGCAGCAGCTCTTTGACGCTTTAGCTAAAAAAGGTAAACGCTGGGATGCAGAGAAGAAACAGATTGTGGATTTGAAGCCAAATATTGAACTAAAGCCATTTGATAAGGTGCTTATCAGAGACTTTGAAAGCCAAGCATGGCAAGTAAGCTTTTTTGGCTATAAAGATAGAGATTCTTGTTATTGTTGTAATGGTTGTAGTTGGAATCAATGTATTCCTTACATCGGCAATGAATCATTGTTAGGTACAACTAATAACGTGGATGGTTAGATATGAAGAAAATTAAAAGTAAGACAGTTCGTGACTATGTTATGAACGATATGGTGTGGAAGGTTGATTTTCCAAGTTTCTTGAAAGAAATAGCAGAATGTTCAAAAAGCATTCCTTATGCTAAGACTTTTAAGATTTTGGCACATGTACTTAATGTACTCACAGAAAGGGCTATTGAGATTAACGACCCTGCACTAAACATCATTATGCTTCGTCTTGGACTTTACGAGGGAGCACATGATAAGAACGTAGATGAGGTTATATCTCAATTACGCAAGTTAATTACTGATAATCAGAAATAGGAGACATAAATATGATAGACGATAAGAAAATAGAAGCTGCAAAGGAAGAAATCTATGAAGATAGATTCCTGTTAAATGGTGAAGAGATAGTCTTCAATAATGATGAAAAGGAAGAAATGTTCTACAAAGAGGACATCAAAGAAGCTATTGGACTAGGTGCTAAGTGGGGTATCAATGAGCTATTGAAGGACATGTTTCACCCTGCTAGCGAAGTTCCACGTAACGACAACGGAAAGGTTCTTGCGTTCTCAAAAGAATTCGGTAATAGAAAGCTCTACGATATGAACGATGAGCTTGATAAAACCACTTGCGATACATATAAAGAAATGTGGGAAGAGCAAGTCAATATATTCCATTTGTCTGATTGGATATTTGTAGATGAGTTGTTTGACTTGATTACGAAAGGAGGTGAGTAATGAAAGAGCTTAAAGATTTGGTTGCTGGTGATGATGTACTAGTTATAGGTATGCATCGCAGACGTATCGCCAAGGTTGATAAAGTGACAAAGACTCAAATTGTTGTTAATAACGCTAGATTTAGAAGAGATTCGGGCTGGCAATGCGGTAGTGATAGATGGAATGTTAGAAGAATATCTGTTCCTACAGAAAAGGAAATATCAGATGTTAAAGAAGAGAATCTTCGCAAGAAACTCGTCTACGCTATCAGTTCTTTTGATTTCGAACGCTTATCAACAGATGAGTTAAAACAAGTGTACAATATTGTAAAAGGCAAAGAAAAATGAAAAAGAATAAACACTCATTAAAGATAAGTCGTAGCTATTTTGGCGAAACTACCCTTGATGGTTATCCTATAGCTACATATTCAAATGATGAATTGAATATTCTAAAGAACCTGCTAGAAAAGGTTCTGTGTGAAGTAAATGGATATATTCATCTTTAGAAAAGTAAAGCGTATGGCACAGAAAGAATTTAGGAAACCACCTCGTTATATGGTGGGTGATATAGTTTATAGTCACGGATTTATTTGTATTGTCTGTAGCATCTATCCGTTCAATATAGATTATTCTTACGACTTGAAAGTTATTGATGGGCAAGGCTTGGGCAAAATTTGTCAAAATGATATTATGCACGTTCATATTTGGGAAGAGTTTCTTAAAAAGAATGGATGGACATGTTATCGCTCAGAAGGAGAATGTTTTGGGCATAGGTGGTATAAACACCAAGAATACCCTTTCACTTTGCGATATAATAATTTCTTGGGAATTATCGGAGTATCTTTCAATGACGGAAAAGACGATACTGTTATGATAAAATGTGTAGATGAACTCCAACATATTCTTTTTGGCTTGCAATTAGATAGTAATTTAAAAATATAAACGTATGGATAAGTTAGAATATATTCCTGGAGATTTGGTAAAGTTTGCAACCAATACTTATACTATTGTTAATTTTGAAGAAAACTTTCTTTATAACAAGATATGTTATGCTTTGATTTCAACTAATAGTACAAAAACAGCTTTTGTTGCAGACAGAGATATTTTACCGATTCCTCTCACTCCTGAGATTCTAGAGAAGAATGGATGGAAGTCTATAAATGGTAAGTATGCTTTAAAGATAAAAAATGCAAATTATGTAGTACTTGAATTTACAGAAGATGGTATATACATTTACATAAATGAAAATACCATGCTTTTTACAATAAAGTATATTCACGAACTCCAGCACCTTCTCTTCGGTCTGGGAATTAACTCAGAAATAGAGGTGTAGGTATGGCATTAGAAGTTGTAGTTTTAGATAAGGATGAGTATAAGGCACTTATTGATAATCAAGCTGACGAAGATGAATTAGAGTATTTGAAAGCTTGCCAATATGCTTTAGAGTCCTTTAATAGAGTAAGAGGCTTATGCCCTAAGTGTAAAAAGTCCGTTATAATTGATGGATGGGTATGTCCTTGTTGTGGGTATAATTCAAGTGGTGAAGAAGAATTATATAAATATGGTGATTAACGCCTTCGGGCATAAAAATATAATAAAATGCTTATAAGTGAATTTATTCAACAGCTTCAAGATGTTTACGATGAAGAGGGTGATATGGAAATTGCCATCAAGATAGATGATAACGACTTAGGTTCTGAACCTATTGTTGTGAAATCTACTATTTATGAACAACTTTATATAGTTAAATCCTAACCGCCTTTGAGGCATAAATAGAAGTAATATGAAACATAAGTTTACGGTTGTCATTGAATCTAATGATGATTCAGAGGACAGAGAAGTAGTTAAGGATTGCCTGCAAGACTGGCTTGAAATGAATTGTGGGCAAGAAAAGGACTTGGGCGGCTATCCAGATTGGAAGTCAGCAGAAGTTGAGTAACTAACCGCCTACGGGCACAAATTTAAAAATATGACAGAAATAGAATTATACAACAAATTACAAAATGTAGAAGGTTGTTTAAAAAAAATGGATTCGCAAATATTAGAGCTTCGCAAAAAGCAGAATGGTATAATGAACGACTTTCTTAGTTTGTTACCTTTTCAAGAAGGTGACAAGGTGAAAGATAAAAATGGCAATATCTTTATCATAGAACGTCTAAAAAGTGCCATGTCTCTTGGCAAGAATGAAATCAAGGTTCATTTTTTTATCCGAAAAATAAAGAAAAACGGAGAACCTTACAAAGACGTAAACCAAGCTTGGGGAATTGATTATTTTTCCCTTGAGAAAGTAGTAGAGTAACTAACCATCCGCAAGGATATAAATAAGATAGTAATATGAATATAGACAAATTAGAAAGAGCTAACATTTTAGCAAAAAGCTTGATTCCTAAAGTAGATGAGCTTTTGAATATGTCTTCTCATTCGACAAACATTGCTCACAGTATTTATGGATTATCAGAATGTGACGAAGAGTTTAAAACTAAATTCAAGCAGCTTCTGAATGAAACAAAACAGAGATTTCAGAAAGAGTTTGATGAGCTTTAGTAACTAACCACCCTCTCCCTTTTACAGGAGAGGGTAAAAAGAAGAGAATATGTTAAAAAGGAGTGAATTTAAAAGAGGAGAGTTTCTTGTAACGAGTAATGGGAGTATATTTATCCATGATGGCTATATAAATGGTGATGGATATGGGTGTTTGATTGGTATGGATTCCAACGGCGATATTGAAAAGCAAAGTGATTGGGGAAACTTTATGCGCTATCCAATAGACCATATAGCATCAGATAAAGAAATAGACATCCTTATGCGAAAAATAATGGATGCAAAGCATATTACAAATTACTAATTATCATCCTCTAATTTAACAAGTAGAGAGTAAAAAGAAGAGAATATGGACTTAGTAATTACAATATTAGGTTGGATTGCATTAGGATTTATATCTGCTTATTTGTTAGCAATAGCAGGAAAAATAATCTTTGATGCTGCAACCGCTGATTATAAGTTATACAAGCATGTAAGATTGTGTCGCAAAAGATTGCTAAGACAGCGATATGAAGATTACGCTTGGCTGTTACTCCAGTTAGAGAAAGATACGGAAGTTTTCAATCTTACTCATAACACAAGAGATTGGACTTTTGAAGATTGGAGCGAATTTTATCTTAAAAAAGCAAAGGAGGATAAGCAATGAGCAAAGAAAAAGCGATAATTCATATTAATAATGTTTCTAAGATATTAGGAACTAAAAGAATAAAATTAAGTAAAGGCACTACAATTCATATTCAAAACGAGTTAGTCTTGGCACTTAAAGAGTTGGAGGATTGATATGAAAATCTTGAAGCGATTAGTATATGTGTTACTTATGATTCCTATATGTACTATAGTATTCGTAATTGAAAGTCCTTTGTTGCCTTTAATCATACCAGCAATATGGGTAATAACAGGAAGTACTATATTACGAGTGAAAGTAACTAAAGGATGTAAATCATTCTATGTATGCACTATTACTCAGATAGTGTATTATAGTATGGATAAGTATTTAACTAAACTATTAAAGTTATGACAAGAGAAGAATTACAAAATAAACATGGCGATGCTATCTGTGAGTATTGTAACAAGAACATTATCTCAGAATATAACATCGGCATAGGTGGGCTTTGCGAAGGTCAGTATTGTGAGGAAGCACAAGATGGCTACGCAGCAGAAAATAACATAGAGTTGGAGGATTAAGTATGACAGAAGAAATTTATAACAAAGCTACATGCTTACGAAGTATTATTGAAAAAGAAAAGAAAGTTCTCAAGTATTGGGAGGATGCAATAGATGCAACAGAAGAAACCATCACATTGTCTGATGGACTAAGCAATTGGAGAGAAAGAACTTCCATTTTTATGTTTATATCTTTTAAAGAATTGAAAGATATGGCTATTGAGAGACTTACAAAGAGTTTAGAACAACATCAAAAAATGTATAAAGAATTATAATGGAGGACTAAATTATGGACAGAAATCAAGCTAAAGAATTTTATCCTATTCTGCAAGCATTTGCAGAAGGAATGGTAATTGAGTGTAGGACAAAACCGAGTACCGTAAAAGGTACAGATGTTCCGAATGATTGGACGGAAATGAAAGAAATAGGGTACTGGGATAATATAGAATACCGTATCAAGCCAGAACCAAAGTACCGCCCATTTAAGAACGCAGAAGAGTGCTGGCAGGAAATGAAAAAGCATCAGCCGTTTGGTATTGTTAAAGATAAGTACTTTGCTAATTATCAAACACATCGTGCATTCACATGCTTAATTACTGATGGCTGTGACTTCGGGGGATATGAAGATGAGACATTTGAAAGTTGCTTTAAGAATTTGTTATTTGCCGATGGTACTCCATTTGGCGTGAAAGTGGAGGAATAGTATGGATAAAAACGTTTGTGATAATACATTAGTCTTTGGTAGCTGCTATGCTAGAAGCTGTATTGAAGTACCTTCTTTGAAAGCAGGAAAGGCTAAATGGAAGGCTTTTTATGATAAGTTCCCTTGGCTTAAAGGTCAACCTTTCTATCTTATCTATCTTAGACGTTCATGCTTCTGGGATGGAGGTGAAAGAAATTTGAAGGCAATAAAGACTTAAAAAGATATAGTTATGGCATGGTTATGTGTAGATGAAAATGGTGAACATATTTTTTGTGAAGAACCATTAAGAGGACGTACTCAAAAGTACGTTTCCTTCTATAGAGAACAACTAATACGTCAACAATCAAGTAAGTTATGGTATGCAAATGCTGATGATATTGATGACGGAGATTTTATAATATATGCAGAAGAAGGTATTGATTTACCTAAAGGCTCAATCAAGAAGCTCATCGGAAGAGAATTATCTTGGAGCGATGAGCCAGTAGAACTTAAATAAGTATAGTTATGGCAACATATAGAATAGTAGATATGTATCGTAAAAGCAAGGCTGTTAAAGGCATACATTACGATTCTCAGGATAATCCAATCCTTGCTTATCGTGTAGATAAGAGACATTCATTGTTATTTGGACTTATCCATTATTGGGACTATGGCGCATATAACCTTTGCCCAACGTATTTGTTTTCTTCTATCGGTAAAGCAAAAGAAGCTATATTGAAGGTAGATAAAAGTAAAATAATAACAATTTTATATGAATAGCGTATGAAAGCAGAAAATATCAAGTTCAAGGCTAAACGTCTTGACAATAACACTTGGGTAGAAGGTTACTTCTATGCTGAATGCGGTAATACTTATATCATCGAGGATAGGCAGAGTGAATCAATGCTTAATAGAAACGAGGTACATCAGGTTGACCCTTTAACGGTCTGCCAATTCACAGGTCTGAAAGATTGTGAGGGCAATGAGATTTGGGAAGGTGATATTATAAGTAGCCCACACTTTGAAAGGGTAGCCACAGTAAAATGGGATGATTCTTTATGTGGTTTTAAATGTTCAGATGTTACTGGGAATATTAATTTTTGTTTTACAGCTATTGCTCACTGTTCAGAATGGTCTATTGTTGGCAATAAATTCGATAAAAAGAAGTAGCGTATGGTAAGACAAATAACAATTAGCATAGAAGAGTATAACAAGCTCATTGATATGCACACGAAAAGAGAGGAACTTCCCGAAAAGATAGAAGTAAAGAAGTTCACATCAAGGTGGTGGAAATGGCTCAAAAGAGCATCGTATTCACTCTTTCACTACAACAAAAATGCGGAGCAGCAGAAACTCATTAAGCGTTGTATTAATGAAACTGCAAGTACCATACGAGAGCATCTCATAAATGGTTATTGGAGAGGTGATTTATCTGATTATCTTAAAGATGGCAATTTTGATGTATCATTAAAACATTACAAAGATACTTCCTATTATAATGTTATGCAATGGCTAGATAAAAAGAAGTAGCGTATGAGACTTAAAAAGATAGAAGATATGAAGGGAACAAACGAAGGAATATATAAAATGAAGATAGATGCTTACAATAGCTACTATCAACAAATGAGATTATTAGGCAATGTAAATGAAACTCTTTCTTTTGATGAATGGGAAAAGAAACATTGTAAATGGTTAAAGTAATAGTGTATGGAAAAGAATATGTTTGAAAATATTGTTGATGAAGGCAATATAGTTGTGATAGATAATGATTGGATTGTGTTATGTAAGCGTTGGAAACCATGGTGTCACAATCTCTTCTGCTATCTTTATCTTCACAAGGAAGATAAGAATTTAATGGTAGGCTCTCATTTTACGATGACCGAGGATAAAAAGAAATCTACTCGGTTGGCTACCAACGAGGAGCGTCTTATGCTTTTTGAAGAAATGTTCAAGTATGGAATTACTTTCGATAAGCACGAACATCGTTTGATTGGAATGTTAGTTGGTGTATGAAGATTAAAAAGATATAAGAAATGAAGAAGGAAACTAGACTAAAGGTATATCGTATGTATGATGGTCATTGTGCCTATTGTGGCAGGACTATAGAGTACAAGGATATGCAAGTAGACCATATTGTTCCCAAAAACAGAGGAATGTATTCCAGATGGGATGAGAAACAAGGCAAGTTCGCAGTAACTCAAGGCGAGGATAGCTTAGAGAACTATATGCCTTCTTGCCGTGCTTGTAACTTCCGTAAGAGGGATATGACCTTAGAACAGTTCAGAGCAGAAATAAAGAGGCAGACGGTTGGCTTGCTAAGTGGCGCTGCCAAGTTCCAGGTGAAGATGAGTATTGTCTATGGTCTTATTATTCCTCAGTTCGACAAGAAGGTAGTGTTTTATTTTGAGAAAGTTAAACGTAAAGATTAAGAGATATGAATGAGTTTACAAAGATTTTCGCAAAGACAATAGAAGATGAAGCTATCAAACAGATAGAAACCCTATCTAATAGCGAGGCTTACAATAGTTGTAAAATAAGAATAATGCCAGATTGCCATGCAGGTAAAGGATGCACTATTGGCACGGT